ACGTAGTCACATGTCGGAACAAGAGCCAAAGAAATTACCAGCGTTTTTAAAAACTGTATATCTCTCTAACCGAGAAATTCGTTTAATTCTGGCCGGCCTATACTCTTTAAATATGTCCAAAGAAGAAGTTGAAGGTACCTTATGGAAAAAGCTTCTTTTTGAAAAACTTCATAAAAAAACCCGCAGAAAGAAAAATTAATTGAACCTTATTAAAAGAGACGATCTTATATTAGAAGCCGCCTTAGAATTTGGCGCCGATTACTACTATGAGATTAAAAATGGGACCATGGGAGTGACGTTGTATATCCAAGCTCCCAATAAAGACGAAGCTTCTCGGATTCGTAAGCATGCACCAAGTTTTTGGAACAAGCTATACGTGGTGGTTCTTTACAGCACAGCTCCGGATTTTGCAGAGGATGCGCTATATGACCCAAAGTTATCTTAATATTGCCGGTATAGCTCAGCTGGAAGAGCAGCGGTTTTGTAACCCGCAGGCCCCTCGTTCGAATCGTGGTGCCGGCACCATAAACAGGAATCCGGGGATTATAATCGTTTTAAGATTAATTTTATAGCAACAGTATTTTATACTAGTATAGGAACTTGGGAACTTGAGCCGTAACACGAAAAGGAATATTATGACAAATCGAGGTAGCAGAAGATGATGGATAAGAAAAAAACTATATGTGTATCAGGAGGGTTTGACCCGGTTCATATCGGCCACCTTAGAATGATGCAAGAGGCCGCTCAATATGGCGAAGTCGTTGCTATTGTTAACTCTGACCAGTGGTTGATGCGAAAGAAGGGATATATTTTTATGCCCTTTGAAGAACGCTGTGAAATTATTAGAGGCTTTAAGTGTGTGACGGCAACCTCTTCTGTAGGTGATGATGACGGCACTGTGTGTGAGGCCCTGCGGCGCCTTAAGCCAGATTATTTTGCCAATGGCGGTGATCGCAAAACTGATAATACACCGGAAATGGACGTTTGCGAAGAATTTCAAATTGAATTATTATGGGCCGTCGGGGGCAACAAAATTCAAAGCTCTTCTACATTAGTTAATGACTCGGGGGTAGTCTCTCCTTCTATAACAGTCACGGAAATCGATGGTGTAGATCTTACTCCCAGTAGGGTAGATATCATCGCATGCGGAGATATATCAAAGAATGGAGACTATTAAAACAACGGCCTATTTAATAGTGATAAAGAATCTATATGAGCCGTAAAAAAATCTATGTTTTAGATACTAGTGTTTATCTAACAAATGCAGAATGCATATACGCTTTTAAAAATAATGATATTCATGTTCCTTTGAAAGTATTCGAGGAAATAGATAAACATAAAAAACGTCAAGATGCGGTCGGGGCCCAAGCGAGGAAGATTATTCGTATTTGGGACGGCCTACGTGCACGTGGATCTCTAGCAAAGGGATCCCGAATCCGGAAGGGTTTAGGGTTAGTTCAGTCCATTAGTGCGGCTGGTATTACCCCCCAAGATCTTCCATATGACCTTGATATGAAGGTCCCCGATCATTTGATTATTGCTACCGCCCTGAAAGCGCAACGAGAAACCGATCGTAAAGTTATTTTAGTATCGCGGGACATCAACATGCGTGTTATTGCGGATGCAGTTGGTCTCACATCAGAAGACTTTCAAAATAATCAGGTTGTTGATAATAGCGAAAACATATATGAAGGCTGTGCAACCGTTTTAGTAGACGATCAAACAATTGATAGGTTTTACGAAAGGCAGAGCGTGTATTTAGAGAACAAAGGTCTCTATTCTAATCAATATGTTATGATGGTTTCTAGTGCCAATGAAAAGAAGACAGCTTTAGGCCGCTATACAAGTGATTCAATGCCCGTACGGCAACTACTAAAAAGTCAAAAGATTTGGGGAATTAAACCACGAAACAAGGAACAACAGTTTTTGATGGACTCTCTAATGGACCCTACAGTCCAAATTGTCACAGTCATTGGCAAAGCAGGTAGCGGTAAGACGATCTGTGCGATCGCTGCAGGCCTTGAACAGACCATAGACGAGACCACACAAGACTACACGCGCGTAATCGTTTCTAGGCCCATACAGCCCCTCGGAAAAGACATCGGTTTTCTTCCCGGGAGCCTAGAAGAGAAGATGACCCCTTGGTTGATGCCCATCCAAGATAATTTGCAGTTTTTAATGGGAAATGATAAATTAACCCTTGACATTTATATACAAAAGGGTACAATAGAGATAGAAGCATTGACTTATATTCGTGGGCGCTCAATCTCAAACGCCTTTATCATAATAGATGAGGCACAAAACTTGACAACTCACGAATTAAAGACTATAATAACAAGAGTGGGAGAAGGAACCAAAATTGTGTTGACCGGGGACGTAGAACAGATCGATAATGTTTATATCGATGCGACGTCCAATGGTTTGACACATGCTGTGGAAAAGTTCAAAAAGTTTGAACTGGCGTCACACATAACCTTACACAAGGGCGAACGCTCTAAAGTTGCAACCTTCGCCGCTCAGAATTTGTGAGAATAAAATGGAAAATGAAAACCCTGATTTAGTGCTACCGGTCGCCGCTACGACACCCTTGAAAGATATGGTGGTTAATTATATTGGCGAGAGGCTTAACCCCAAAGATGGAAATATAACAGTGGAGATGGCAGTTGACGTTTTTGCAGCTGAATTTCCTGAATTTTTAATGGCAATTGCTGAAGAAAACTTTTTACGAGGGTATCAGCAAGCAATTAATGATGTTGAAAATACTACAAAAGAGTAATGGAATATTATATATACAACATCCCGGTCTTTGTCATTAACGAACCCGATGAGTCGGTTGACATACCTACATTTTGTGTAGAAGTAGAAGAACATATACCACAAAATATGCTTCACAATGTTGAAGTAGTATATATCGGACAATTTCGAGAATTAAAAGATCGTAATGCCATGTATAATAATGGTGGAATTTATATAAGCTCCATGGAACCAACTAATTTTGATATGTTAGAAAACTTTATTCATGAAGTAGCTCACTCATTAGAATCGAATTATGGAATGATGATTTATGACGAAGAATTAGTTCGAGAATTTAAAGGAAAAAGAAGTAGGCTCCATCACTTACTTAAAGCGGAGGGATATCATATAAATCCCATTTTATATTCTTTTACAGAGTATAACAAAAAATTTGATAACTTTTTGGCAAATGAGGTGGGGTATCCCATGCTTCTTTCCTTGACAATAGGATTATTTGCGTCCCCTTACGGGGCCACCTCTATTCAAGAGTATTTTGCAAACGGATTCGAGAAGTATTTTCTCGACAACCCACGAACGGTGAAAAATATATCACCAGTTCTGTATAGAAAGATTGAAGAAATAATTAATGACGACGAAGCGTGAACACATATCATATTCTGAATTGAAAGACTGGGCACAATGCCCCCACTATCACAAGAAAGCCTGGATTGAAAGAGTTGCCCCGTTTGAGGGTAATGAATATACAGCCTTTGGAAGTGCCATACATGATGTATGTGAAAAGAAGCTCCTAAAAGAAGACATCAATGAAGGAGAAGTATTCCAGCTCGGCTTTGCTAAAAGGCTGCAGGAACTCCTAGAAAAAAATATTGAGTTTAATGGGTCCAATGTCCAACAAATGAAGACAGCCGGCCCTGCAATTTTAGCCGAGGTCGATGATGCACTGAAAGAATATTTTGGTGACTATGAAGTTTTTTCCTCTGAGGAAATGTTATATGTCCCAATTGAAGATTTCAACATTAATTTTAAAGGGTTTGTTGACGCAGTCGTAAAGGTGGGTGATACATATCATCTATTTGACTGGAAGACTTGCTCCTGGGGTTGGGACTCCCGAAAGAAAGCGGAAAAGTTGGTTACGTATCAGTTGACTTTATACAAGCATTTTTTCTGTCAAAAGCATAAAATTGACCCAAAAAATGTGGAAACCCACTTTGCTTTATTGAAAAGAACAGCTAAAAAAGACCGTGTAGAGATATTTAGAGTAACGAGCGGCCAGCAAAAAACTGAAAATGCTCTTAAACTTCTCTATCAAGCAATCTATAATATCACTAAAAGATTTAGCATCAAGAATCGACTGAATTGTCATAAGCCGTATCCCTGTAAGTTGCTGAACACTAAACATTGTACATAAGGAATTCATATGTCTGAAAAAATTAAGATTTTTACAATCAGTGACCATCCCCTATCCCCCTCGGGCGTTGGCACTCAAACAAAATATATTATTGAGGGGATGTTAAAAACGGGAAAATATGAGTTCGTCTCCTTTGGGGGGGCAGTAAACCACCCCCAACACCAGCCTCAAAAGACCGAACAATGGGGCGACGACTGGATCATCTGGCCCATCGATGGGTACGGGAACAAGGATCAAGTCCGGTCCATGATCCATCAGCAAAAACCAGATATTTTATGGTTTATGACAGATCCAAGATTTTTTACATGGCTTTGGGAAATAGAGCACGAAATTCGAGAGCACATTCCTATGGTTTATTATCATGTATGGGACAATTACCCGGCTCCAAAGTTTAATAGACCGCTCTATCTCTCTAATGACCACGTGGCGTGTATTTCACGCTTAACACATGATATTGTTCAGACGGTCGCTCCGGAGGTAAAGAGTTCATATGTCCCGCATGCGGTTGATTCAGAAATATTTGCTCCCATTGGTCGCGAGGGAAAGGAACAGCTTAAGGAGACTCATGGCCTGAAAGACAAGTTCGTGTGTTTTTGGAATAACCGCAACGCGCGCCGAAAGCAGTCGGGAACTTTAATTTGGTGGTTTAAGGACTTTTTAGATCGAGTGGGACATGACAAAGCAACACTTATTATGCACACAGATACAAAGGACCAACACGGTCAAGATTTGGATGCAATTATAGCTGAGTTAGGTCTCACAGATGGCCAAGTTATGTTTTCAAGAGCTAAAGTGCAACCATCAGACATGGCCGGCCTTTATAATATGTCAGATGTGACAATTAATATTTCCGATGCCGAAGGTTTTGGTTTGGCGACCTTAGAATCCTTATCTTGTGGGACCCCCATATTAGTCAATATGACCGGAGGCCTCCAAGACCAAGTAACCGATGGGGAAAACTGGTTTGGTATCGGATTAGAACCGTCGTCGAAAGCCATAATCGGCTCCCAACAGGTGCCTTACATTTACGAAGATCGTCTTAATAAGGACGACTTTTTAGATGCATTAAATAAGTTATATGATATGAATTCAGTAGACAGAGATAAGCTGGGAAGTGCCGGCAGAGCTTGGGTAGAAAAAAAGTTTAATTTTGATGATTTTATTAACACATGGGATACTTTATTTACTGAGTTAAATGAATCAGCCGGCTCCTGGGACGATCGAGAAAATTATACACCATACGAAATGAGGGTCTTTTAATGAGAAAAAAAATTATAGTCAAAGCCCCGGCGCTATCACGCTCTGGTTACGGGGAGCAGAGTCGTTTTGCTCTACGCGCGCTCCGAAGTCGAGATGATCTATTTGATATATATCTAGTTAATATTCCTTGGGGCCACACCGGGATGATAACAGAGAATGATGAGGAACGTCAGTGGATTGATCAAACAATTTTGAAAACTGGCGCGCAAGCCCAGAACGACACTTCCTATGATATGTCTCTACAAATTACGGTACCGAACGAATTTGAACAAATGGCGCCAGTGAATATTGGATATACTGCCGGCATTGAAACAACTAAGGTCGCCCCCGAGTGGATTGCGAAATGTAACGAGGTTGTCGAGAGGTTGATCGTTGTTTCTAACCACTCGAAAAAAGTATTTGAAAGCACGAAATACAATGTAAAAGATGATCAGGGAAACGAACACCCGGGCTGGGGCCTTCACAAGCCTGTTTGTGCAGTGAACTATCCGGTAAGAAAAACAGACCCAGAGCCCTTAGAAATAGAATTTGAAACAACAAATAATTTTCTTGTTGTTTCCCAATGGGCAATCCGCAAGAATATAGAGAATACGGTAAAATGGTTTATCGAAGCTTTCCGTGACGATCCAGACGCCGGTCTTGTATTAAAGACAAATACGGCCGCCGATTCTATTACTGACAGAGAATTTACAGCATTTAGATTAAAAGAGCTGTTGAAATCTTGCGGCGAATATAAATGTAAAATTTATTTTCTTCATGGCACAATATCTCCGGGTAATTTAACATGGTTATATAAGCACCCTACTATGCGCGCCTTAATTAATATTGGCCACGGAGAAGGATTTGGCTTACCATTATTTGAGGCTGCTTATGCTGGGCTCCCGTTAATCACGGTTACATGGAGTGGCCATATGGATTTTATTTGTAAACCAAATAAAAAAGGAAAAGAAGTGCCTAAGGTAATGCGTGTTGATTATGATTTAAAGACTGTCCAACCTGAGGCCGTTTGGAAGGGAGTAATCAACGACGATTCTATGTGGGCATATGCCAAAGAGGCCTCATTTAAACGCGCCTTAAAAGAGGCGATAAGCAAAAAAGCCCACTGGAAAAAAGAAGCAAAACTTCTTCAGAATCATATCCTTGAAAATTTCACTACAGAAAAAATGTATGATGAGTTTGTTAGGGGGGTTTATGGAGAAGAAATAACCGCACAAGTAGAAACAGAACAACTTCCAAAAATCTCGTTGATAACATCAGTTTATGATGCCGGTGACCATATTGATCAGCTTATGGAAGACATAACCCAGCAAACTATTTTTGAGGACAAATGTGAGTGGATTATTCTTAATGCCAATAAGACTGGCAATGACGCCGAAGAAGAAACAATTCTAAAGTATGTTGATAAGTACCCTAATAATATCATATACAAACGTCTCGAAGAGGATCCGGGCGTATATGGGGTGTGGAACCAGGGTGTACACATGTCCACAGGAGAATATATTACAAATGTAAATTGCGATGACCGGCGACATCCTAAATGTTTAGAAAATCAGTCAAAGCTTCTTTATTCGGACGACGAGACAGATCTTGTGTATATCGATTCGTATGTCGTCCAGGAGCCAAACAAACAGTGGAAAGATGTAGACTCACAGACACAACGCTATAATTTTGAAGAATTCAGTGTTGAAGCTATGTTGCGTGGGAATCTCCCACATAACAATCCCATGTGGAAGAAAACTCTTCATGACCGGTTCGGTTATTTTGATGAAAATTACCGTTCTGCAGCCGACTGGGATCTATGGTTGCGCTGCGCAATTGGTGGAGCAAAGTTCAAAAAGCACCCGCAAATTATGGGAGTGTATTATTTTAGTCCAACCGGGATTTCAACAAACCCAGAGAATAATGTCTGGAAGAGAAAAGAAGAAAGAGATGTCTTCCAAAAACACCTTGTGGAATATCAGAAAAGTCAGTAGCGGAACAGGCTGATGGAACTGTCTCAAAATATTTTAATAACAGGCGGCGCGGGGTTTATAGGGCACCATATTGTTGAGTATTTACTTAAAAATACTGATCACAACATTATATCACTAGACCGAATAGACACATCTTGTACTCTTGGTCGCTTAAGCCAGATTTTATTAGAAAACCCGGAATATCGACCACGACTTAAAATTGTTTGGCATGATTTAAAATCTCCAATTAACACCCACGTGACTGAAGAAATTGGTTCCGTAGATTATATTTTACATTTAGCTGCTGGTTCACATGTTGATCGAAGTGTCAAGAACCCAATGGGTTTTGTGATGGATAATATTGTGGGCACCGTCAATTTATTGGAGTATGCTCGCCACGAATTAGCAGCAACCCTTAAGATTTTCTTAAATTTTAGTACAGACGAGGTTTACGGCCCTGCGATTGAAGGGATTAAATTCAAGGAGAACGATCGCCACAACCCATGCAACCCGTATTCGGCCTCGAAGTCCGCTGCGGAGCACATGTGCAACTCGTATTTCACTACGTATGGAGTACCAGTTATAACAACCCACACAATGAATGTTTATGGTATAAGGCAAAGCAATGAAAAATTTATCCCTCTTATTATCAATAAGGTGTTGAACGGCGAAAAAATACAGATTCATACCGACGAAGAGGGGAATGTGGGCTCGCGAAAATATCTTAATGCGGCAGATGTAGCTTCGGCTATATTATTCTTATTAGAAAAAGGTATCGTCGGGGAGAAGTATAACATAGCGTCAGATGAAGAGATTTCAAACCTCCAACTTGCTGCCACAATTGCGGAGATTATGGGAGAGGCCCTGGATTATGAATTAAAATATCCTAAAGAAACCAGGGGGAAGAACGATACTCGATACTCAATTTCTGGACAGAAACTTCGTGCCTTGGGCTGGCGGCAGAAAATTTTCTTGCAAGATGGTTTAAGAGAGGTGGTTAGGTGGCATACCGCCCACGCCATGGTCGGCGGTCGATGAAGTGGACTTATGTACTGTAATAAGCGAGAGGTTTATCCCCCAGGCTCTTAATTTAATAAAGAGCTATAAGATACACTCATATGATGCAAAGGTGTATGTATATTATTTTAATACAGATGTTGAAAAACTAAAAATTTTTAATTACTTATTTGGTGACCAAGTGGTGCTCAAACCAGTTGAAGAAGTTTGTCCTCATGCATACAACCCCCGCGCGTTCTTCTATAAAACATACGCACTTTATGACGCGCTAGTAAATCAATCCGACGCTGTTGTTTATTCAGATTCAGCATCTTGCTTTATTGGAGATGCCACCAATATTGGGGCTGACCTGATAGATGACTCACTGTTTATGGTATATACAAACCCCCAGCTCATTAACAAGAAATGGACCACCACTGCGTGTTTGGAAGCACTCAACGCCCCCGGCGCAGAGTTTATGCCCCAGTATTGGGCCGGCTTTCAGGCATACAATCGCACAACAGAAAATTTATCTTTTGTAACGGAAATGTATGAAAACATGAAAAATCCAAAAGTTGCTTTACCTCCAGTGGGCATATCTTATCCGGATGGGCAAGACACAGCCTGTATAGAACACCGATGCGATCAGTCAGTTTTGTCGATCCTGATCCACAAGCACAACAGACACCAATCGTACGATACTGTGAAAAATGCGAAATATGGTGATTGGCAAACTATTGTGAGCTTTGATGGATCTTATGTTATTCCAACAGAACAAATGGTATTATCTCCGCGCGAGTCTAAAACTGGCCAGTTTAGGTTTTTAAAAAATGCTTGATATCTTGATATTAGGGGGAAATCGATTTTCTGGGAAGTTGGTCACAGAAAAATTATATAATCAAGGGCACAATATAACAGTTTTAAACAGGACAGGTACAGCCCCTGTGCCATGTAAAATTATACAAGGTGATAGAAATGACGAGAGCTGGCTAAAATCTGCGCTTCAAGATAAATTTTTTGATTGCATTGTTGATATGTGTCTATATCGTTTGGAACAAGCGAAAAAATCTATACCAATATTTGAAAGCAGCACAAATAGATATGTTTTTATTAGTAGCATCGCCGCGTATCAACAAAGTGAAGTGTTTCCCATTAACGAGAACCACCCGTCCGGTCCTTGGCCTATACACGGGGACTATGGAATAGAAAAATTAAAAATAGAGCGTTATTTGCCATCATTTAAAGGCCTTTCCTATGTCATCTTGCGTCCAACATATGTTATAGGAAAAAATAACCACCATAACAGGGAAGGCTATTATTTTGATAAAATATTAAATAATGAACCAATTGACATTGAGGGCGATGGAAAAGCAATATTATCATTTGTGTTTGTAGAAGATGTTGCTAATATCATTGTTATTCTTGCGACATCAAGCAAGCTGCCTAAGGAGGTATATAACATCTGCAATGATGAGTTTATCACCATAAAAGGGTTCATTGAACTACTATCTGGTGTAATAGGAAAATCCGTCCCCCTTAATACTGTTGATGAAGTGGTGTCGTTTAAGAATGAGCACTGTTTTTTTTCGAACGAGAAAGTAAAAAAGTATTTGAATTATAAATTTAAATCATTAAAACAAGGAATATCAGAATTATATGAGCACGCATATAAAATACCCTAGAGCAAAACCTTATTTTTCAGATAAGTCGAAACAAAAAGCAGTTTTTTATTTTAAGGAAATATTAGATACTGGTAATCTAATTCAAGGAAAATATGTCAAAGAATTAGAGGACAAGTTTGCGAATTTTATTGGTACGAAATATGCTATAGCCACCAATTCTTGTACATCTGCATTGGAGATAGTGATTAAGGCATCAGGAATAAAAGATAAAAAAATTCTTGTTCCATCACAAACATTTGTCGCGACGGGAAATGCAGTAATAACGTCTGGAAACACCCCGGTATTTGTCGATATGCATGAAGATACCTTGTGCATGTCTTTCGAATCAATTAAAAAGAATATGACCTCAGATGTCGCTGCTATTATATTAGTTCATATAGGCGGCCTGATAACTCCAGAATATTATGAAATTAAATCATATTGTGATGAGAATAACATATACTTATTTGAAGATTCAGCGCATGCGATAGGCTCGAGCATCGATGGAAGAAGGTCTGGCACCCTCGGAACCGCGTCATGTTTTTCTTTTTATCCCACAAAGATAATGACTACCGGTGAGGGAGGAATGATAACAACTGATTCTGAAGAATTGTCCGATCTATGTCGAATTTACAGAAATCATGGTGGCGATGGAAGAAATTTCTATTATAACGCGTCGAACCACAGAATGACAGAGATAAGCGCCGCCATAGGACTAACACAGATTAGTGAAGTTGGTATGTTCATAGAAGACAGGAACAGAATCGCCTCGTCATATATCAGCCATTTGTCTGGTGTTGAGAACATTAGACTATTACCCATTTATGAACACATATTTAATTGCTATTGGAATTTTTATTTTATTTTAGATGACAGTATCGACCGAGAAGATTTTAGAATAAAATTGTTGAAACATGGCATACAAACAGGAGATGCATACTCTCCTCCTTGTCATCTACAAAAGGTATTCAATTCATACATAAGTTCGAATCAAGATTTTTCGGTCACAGAGAGAATTTTAAAAAACCATGTGTCCTTACCAATGTATACTGAACTGCAAGAGGACGATGTTAAATATATTGTTACTAGGGTAAAGGAGGCCTTAAAATAATGAAAATAGCAATCCACCAGCCAGAACATTTTCCTTATATGGGATTTTTTCAAAAAATGCAATCAGTTGACGTGTTTGTGGTATTGGATGATGTCCAATATACGAAGGGCGGCTGGCAAAACCGTAATAAATTTTTGAATAAGAACGATGTAGACGAATTCTTTACAGTGCAGGTCGAGAAAGGCGCCAATAAAAAATTAATAAAAGATGTTGGTTTGGTGGACGGCCCCTGGAGAAAAAAAATAATAAAAAAAATACAACAGAATTTTGGCTTTGATTTATCTTACATATACAATAAAGATAGTTTATTAGAAATGAATATGCTTTCTATTGAGTGGGGTAGGGACAAGCTTGGTATTAACACTGAGATGATTATGAGCAGCGATTTAGGCATTAAATCCACAAAAACCGAAAGAATATTAGATATCTGTAAAGAACTAAATGCAGATGAATATGTTTGCGGACAAGGATGTCTAGATCAGAGATATGGCGCCTATCTGGACACCGCGATGTTTAGTGATATTGAGTTGACAGTCCACAAGCCATCGCTAAAAAATTATTATTCCGTCATTTATAATGTATCGGAGACTAAGTGAAATTTTTAGGTTATGATAATGTACTGTGCTTATCTCCACATCCGGATGATATTGAATATAGTATGATGGGCACCATTATGAAATATAGTGACACATCTTTTACGGTTTTGTGTCTAACTGGTGGAGGAACGAAGTTTTTAAAAGCAAAGTGTCTTAATTCTGGATATACAATAGATCGCCAAGCAGAAGTTAGAAATTCTTGGAAAGAGAATAATATAGATAATGTAAAAATACTTTTTTCTGATTGTGAATATCTGGAAGAAAAAGATAGAGACCCGGGTTGGATTAATTATTTAGAAAATGAATATACTAAAAGATATGATTATGATTGTATTTTAATGCCAACAAGAGATGATTCTATGTTCGAACACAGATTCGTTAATGGATTGGCCCCCGCGTTGACTAGACACCACCCTATATCAATCGTGGAATATCGTACCCCAAGCACATTAAATTCTTGGAGTGCAAATATGTTTGTGGATATTAGTGCCCTTTACGACAAAAAAACAAAAGCATTGAAATGTTTCGAGTCACAACAAGAAAAATCTTATTTTTCAAAATTAGCATTAGAAATGTTTCATACAAATTTTCAATGTGGAAAAAAAGGTATGATAAAAACAGAACAATTTAAAATTATAGAACTTTTTGTAAAGGAGTAGTAAAAAATATGAAAAAATACACAGTAATGTCGGCAGACTCAAATCCAGAATATTTGTTTTTTGTCCCATTGGCGTGCGCCTTTTGGAAAGATCTTGGTTATAATCCATACGTGATCCTTGTAGACAATGATGATATTAATCACAATATTTTAGACCTAGTTTTGGAGACGTCTAAAAACGTAGGAGCACACGTAAATCATTTTAAACACATCAGCGGCTATAGAACTTCTACTGTTGCGCAAATTTCAAGATTATTTGCCGCCGCGGATCCTTTATTCAAAGATGATGATTATATTATAACAGATGATATTGATAAGTTTGTTATATCTTATCCATGGTTTAATCAACAAAATTTTTCTAAAGATATTCATATCTTTGATATAGACGAAACAAATTATACGCGCCTCAAAATTGGGTATATAGGTATGCAGGCCCGGATCTGGAAAGAGGTTATGAATGTTTCGGATTCAAGTCTCGGAGAAAATGTTGAGAAATGTTTGGAAGAACATCTTTCAAAAGATTCTTATAAGAACGGACAAAGACTCTCTCAATTTGAAAAAGAAAGAGATGACGCGTGGAATCTAGATGAGTATTTATTAACAAAATCTGTCTTCAATAGTCAATATTATCCGGATAAATGTCAGATGATTGAAAGAGGTGGTAACCATTTGGGACTTAGAAATGGCAGAATTGACAGGACTTTCTGGAAAGAAACCATGTCTATGTACCTTAGAGCACAACTAATAGATGTTCATTTGCATCGAGATCCATATCAGGACTGGATGTGGAAAGACATAAAATTGATTATGTCGACAGTATTTTCTCCAAAGGAAATAGAAACCTTTCAGGAATATAAAGATAAATTTGTGGAGTTATTATAAGATGGAAAATTTTTTAGAGCATAATATCGATATTCATGAATATATCACTGGTAATCGGTTTATAGATATATGCGAAACATTACAAATTACTTTTTGTAAAACTGATTATTTGAGCGACTATACGAATACGGAACAAAGTATATTTGTAACACATAATAGCGATTACCACATAGAAAGAAATAGATATTCAATTAAACCAAGGAAAATAAAAAAATGGTTTGCACTGAATAAGGACTATGATGACAATAATATAATCTCTATACCTATAGGAGTAGAGAGCATGAACTTTAGGATTAACCCCACAAGTCATATGGGGAAGTATTCTTCTAGAGGAAACGGCAAGGACTCTTTTGGGAAGGCAATTTATTTAGACAAATTAGCAAAACAAAAAATAAAGCACGATAAACTGATATACTTGAATATGAATCCCGACACATTCAGGCTGGAGAGACAGCATGTTTTAGACTTATTCGGTGAGGACCCACGCGTTACAAATAGAAAAAACCTCATATGGAAGGAATATTACGAAGATCTGGCGTCACATAAATTTGTTATTTCGCCTCGCGGAAATGGCGTTGATTGTCATCGAACATGGGAAGCACTTTATTTGAGAACCATCCCAATAGTTAGAAGAAGTGTGTGTATGAATGAATTTGAAGACCTTCCGATTTTATATATTGACAAATGGGAAGAATTATGTTATACTAATTTACAAGAGAAGTATGAAGAGATGGTCTCTAAGAAATACGATCTAGGTAAAATGAAAATAAGTTACTGGGAAAAGAGGATCGCAGATGCAGCAGGCAGAGTTAATGAGTGCCAACCTCTTCCTGGCGCGAGGCTATAAATGAAAGAGATTAAATATCTTGAAACGGATGATGTGTTTAAAATTTTTCACGAACACGTTCTTCCTAATTTAATAGATGAATGGAAATATTGTCCTCTCCCGATGGAGAGAAACGTTAAAAATTGGAAGTGGGAAGGGAAAGACTTGCCAAGAGTAATTTCACTTCTAGAATTCGATGAGTTTATTCAAAACAATAATTTATCTTTCAAAAAAGCCTTATGTATAAATGGTCGCGACGACCCGGAGTATGAATATGTGTCATGTTCTGATGGTCTTATAGTTAATTTCGAGGATGATTGTATAAACCACGATGTTCAACGACTTGATATCGAAGAAAAGGGTTTTGATTTTTGTATGTTGAATCAAACCCTAGAACACCTCTATGATCCACTGAGCGCTCTTTGCCACATTTGTGACCACATGTGCCCGGGCGGAATCTTATATTTTAATGTTCCGGTAATTAATTTACCACATGGAATTCCTTTTCACTTTTATAGCGGATTCACCCCCACGGGTATTGGCACACTTTTGGAGAGAGCCGGATTCGAGATACTAACAATAGGACAATGGGGCAATAAAGAATATATAAAGATTTTATTCGAAGAATATGATTGGCCTGATTATAGAAAATTGATTAATCCCGGATTCAGTGATCGTGACCACCCTGTTATAGCTTGGGCATTTGCAAGAAAGCCCTGTACAAAAGGAGAAAAATGAGTAATTTATATGTGATATCGACCGGCAGAAATCCGAATCATTTCCTGTATCGTTGTGTTTATTCACTCCAGACTCAATTGGCCCACCCAACAGAGCATATTGTTATCGATGACGTCAGCGATGATGGTACTCCGGACCTTATAGCCAAATTGCCGGAGTATGAGAATGTGAGTATAATACAAAACAAAGAAAGAAAATATAGATTAAAAAATATATATGAACATGCAATTGATAAAGATCCTGAAGATATTATCTGCCTAGTAGATACAGATGATTATTTATCTGATGTTTATGTTTTAGATCTTATCAAAAAGGGCTATGAAGAAAACCCACATGTAGAATATATTTACAGCCAATATGTTCTTTCTACCGGTGAGATCGGCTGCAGTAGAAGTATTCCAGATCCTACATGGGATCCCTACACGGGGCCCTGGATAACAAGTCATTTGTGTACTTTTAAGGCTAAAGCCATTCAGGGGATTTCGATTGAGAATTTTCTTGATTGGAACGGAGAATGGTTTAAAATTGCTACAGATCATGCTTTAATATTGCCGGTTATACATCGTCTCAAGCAAAAAACAGGAGACTATTCAACAATAGGGTTTATTAATCGTCCCACTTATGTGCATACTTTTCATGGAAACCCTTCCAAGCCAAGGAGTGGCACTCCGGAGGCGGATGCGCGAGCAGCCTTGGCTGTTAAGTGTTCCACATATATTAAACAAAGAGGATACATAGAATAAAATGAAAAAAATATATTCATTAGTAGATGAAGAAAGGTTGCTTCATATAATTTTAAGAGGTAAAGAAGTTACAACGGAGAGACTAAATGTTGTTGATGACGAACAGTTTTTACAACTAGCAGCAATGAGGTTGCCTAAAGGAAAAACCTTTAAGCCCCATAAACACGTTATTTACCCAAAATTAACAAATATTGCTCAAGAATCTTGGGCTGTGATGAGAGGTAGCGTAAAAGCTATTTTATATGATATCGATGATGAGATTATAGCAGAAGAAGTGTTGAATGCTGGTGATTGCAGTATTACGCTCTATGGTGGCCATACTTATGAAATTTTAGAAGATGATACCTTGGTATATGAATATAAGACGGGCCCCTATTTGGGCGTTGAAAGAGATAAAGAGTTTATAGAGAAATGTTTTAGATGATTAAAATAAATATGGGTTGCGGATGGCGTAACTTTGGCACTGATTGGGTCCATATTGATGGGGGCGACTATAAGCACTTGGATGCACACGATATTACAAAGCTTTCATATGATAATGATTCGGTGGATTTGATTTATGCATCTCATGTGTTAGAGTATTTTGATTGTGAAGAAGCTTTAGAGGCATTGGCAGAATGGAACCGGGTATTAAAGCCTGGGAGCACCCTGAGGCTAGCGGTACCGGACTTCGCGTCAATGGCGCGCCTCTACACAACAGAGAACCATTCCTTAAGTTCGTTTCTAGGTCCGCTCTACGGAAAGATGAAGATGTCCGATACGATGATTTATCACAAAACAGCATATGATATGATAACCTTAAAATCACTTTTGGAACGTACAGGATTCAAAAACATAGCGCGCTATGACTGGAGAGATACCGAACATAGCCACATCGATGATCACTCTCAGGCGTATCTTCCTCATATGGATAAAGAGACGGGGACTTTGATAAGCTTAAACGTAGAATGTAAGAAAAATCTTTAGAGCATTCAGTAAAAAGGAGGCAGCACTATAATGAGAGAAGTAGATAGATTTTTTGCAGATGGTGGAGATGATGCCCTATTGTTTAATTATGATTTGGACTCTGATAGCATAGTGTTTGATATAGGTGGCCATGAAGGGGCCCTTACTGCCGGTATGTACAAAAAGTTTGGTTGTAATGTATGTGTCTATGAGCCCATAGCAGAATTTTATAGAAACCTTAGTCTAAGATTTTTAGGAGTAGAAAAAATTAAAGTTTTTAATTATGGGGTGGGATGTAAAGATGAGCAAATTCGATTTAATATGTGGGGAGAATCAACTTCTGCATTCGATCGCTCCGATAAACACCAGGGTCCAATAGAAATAGCAGAAGTAAAATCTTTTGCTACTGTTTTTAGGGAATCGAATTTAAATATGATTGACGTTTGTTCTATAAACATAGAGGGAGGAGAATATGGGCTGCTGTCTCATATCATAGATGAAAATTTATCTCCGCAAATAAGAAACTTTCAAATTCAATTCCACGATTTTATTCCAAACGCACCGAAGAAAAGAAAAGAAATTCAGAATATGCTCAGCGCCACTCACAAGATGACGTTTAGTTATGATTTTGTGTGGGAAAATTGGACACTAAAGTAAAAAGAGCCACATGACAACGATAAATATTGTAGGGTATGATACTTGGTATTCGGAAAGACCTTGGTGCCGAGGTCTCTCTCAGAATCAAGAATTTAGTGTGGTTTTTAATGAGAAGAAAGAAAATGAGATAACATATTTTATACGAGACGGAATCCATGAGGTGGACAACGTTGAGTCAAAAATTAAGGTGGCTCTTCTAACCGAATGTCGGCCATTTGATATACAAAATAGATGCGGCTTTATATCTAAAAATGCACATAAATTTGACCACATTGTCACATATGATGATAAATTAATTGGTGAATTGCCAGATAAGGCATGCCCGACCCCAGAGGGCGGCACATGGGTATGGCCTCAAGAGCGACAACAACTGTACGAAAAGAATAAGCTATGTTCTTATATAGTGTCGGTTAAACAGTCGACTGAAGAGCAAAAAATGCGAGTAAAGTTACTTCAACTTTTTTATTCTCTCAAAAATCAATTCCCCACAATAGATCTCTATGGCCGCGGCCACAACCCATTTCCAGAGGATCATGATAACGATTATGATGGGAAATCATTAATTTTGAAAGATTACGCTTTCTCTATTGCATTAGAAAACTGGATCCAGGACAACTATTTTTCTGAAAAAATTATGGATTGTTTTATGGTTGGAACGGTTCCGATTTATATGGGAGCGCGAAAGATCGGAGATTATTTTAATAGTGATGGTATAATCATTGTTAATTCAATCGAAGATGTTTTAAAAGAGGTTAATACTTTATCGTTTGAAAGGTATAATAAAATGATCGATGCAGTCAAAGAAAATTTTGAAATTGCTAAAAAACATTATGATACGGTAGCTTATTCATATAACAAATTTATAAAGGATAAAAAATGACAGATAAAGTATTGAGCAATTTTGTAGACAAACATTTGGGCAAGAGAATTTTTATTTTTGGGACCGGTCCAGGCTTAAATGATGTTACACCTGAGCAACTGGCCCATATAGAGGAAAATGAAATTTCCATAGGTGTTAACTTTACACCATTTCATGTTACGCCCACTTATTGGGTAGCAGGAGGTCATGCTACTTATACTGCCTTTGCGATCGAACACCTTAGTGATAAGACGACTGGGATTTTTCATCATGATCCAGGTGCGCGCAGTATGTATCCGTCGTCTGAAAAAATAGTATATACGGACGACAGCATCGCGCCTGACCACGGAAATCCAATCCCCCCCGACAAGATACCCTCGACACTTATTGGGGGCCACAATATTTTACTCAGCGCGTCTCATTTGGCATATATACTGGGGGCGTTTGAAATTGTTTACATAGGATTCTCACAAGTTAATCGACTACACTTTTATAATTTGTGGAGCGAAGAACGACAAGAAGAATTAAAAAGTAAATTACGTAATTTAGCTGAAAAATATAAAGATAATGCTTCAATCGTGGAGTGTGTAAATGAAATGTTAAACATAGACGAGGATGATGAACAACGCTGGTGCCATTTCAAGCCTGTTGATGTTTGTAAGAACCTCTCATTCAAAAAAGAGGGGAAAGCCCATCACAACTATCCTATATTTAAAAATTACGTGGACCAATTCAAGGGAGAGGCGATTAGAGTGCTCACCACAGCCACAGAGGGAATATGCGTTGACGCCGGCGCAGGAATAGTGAAATTGGAAGATATTATTGGAGTAGGAAAATAAAATGAAAAAAGTTGTAATTATTGGGGCCGGCCCGACTGGTTTAGTAACCGCTCATTCTTTGAGTGAAAAAACAAATTATGATATTAAAATATTTGAAGCAAATTCATTTGTAGGCGGATTAGTCGGTAGTGGCGAAATAGATGGCATGACTTACGATTATGGTCCTCATATATTTCATTCTGCACATGATGACATCACAGATTTTTGGAAAAGTAATTTTGGAGATTTATTGCTTGAAAAACCTTTTTATTATAAAAATTATAAAAATGGTATTTTATATGATTATCCTATATCTTGGGAATCTATTGAGAAATTTCCCAATGATATAAAAAAGAAGGTAAAATATGAAATAGAGAATTTAAAACCAGAAAATTTAAAACGCTCAAGAAACTTTAAGGAGTGTGTTGAAGAATTAGTCGGCCCCACGTTGCAAAGTATTTTTTTTGAAAAATACACCGAAAAATTGTGGGGTATTTCACCAGAAAAAATGTCTTCTAATTGGGCACCAAAGAGGATTCATTTAAGAAAGAAGCACAAAGCATTTTGGTCAGGTCAGTATTCGGCATGTGGAAAATATGGTGCAGGAAAAATAATGGAAAGACTTTCCAAAATGTCAGAGGATAATGGAGTTAGTGTTCACCTCAATCATAGGGTTGTCGGTGCAAAGACAGATGGCTACACGATTACTGATCTAATATTTGATAATGGAACATCCTACGATGTTTCTGATTCAATTATTGTATCTACAATACCATTAAATGTAGTTTGTAAAACCTTAGATATCCCTTGCAGTTTGACTTTTAATTCAGTACGACTCGTGTACATGGTATTTTCGAAAGAAATAGTTTTACCTAAAGACGTTCATAGCATTTATTATGCACAAGATGATTTTCACTTTCATAGAGTTACAGAACAAAAGCAATATTCAGATTATGGATATCCTAAAGACAAAACTCTTTTAATTTTTGAAATTTCTTATACTGCAAGAAAACACTTAGGAGAGATTTCAGATGAACAAATAATCAGTGAAGTGCTTGAACAGTCTTGTGAACTTGGTCTCGTAGAGAAAAAAGATTTTGTGAAAGGTTTTAGTAAACGTTTACCATATGTTAATCCTGTAATGATTACAGGGTATGAGAAAGAATTATCAAAGATAAATTCAGAATTAAGTAGATATAACAATCTTCACGTTGCCGGCGGCTCCGGAGAATTTATGTATGGTGATGTTCAGACAATGGTGGCACGAGGCTGGGATATGGCTGATTTGTTGTCATCTAAGCATTATGAAATTAATAAAAATCTTAAACGTGGCGCCAAATTCAAGTTTAATGATGAGGTTGAATTATTCGGTTATAAAATTGGTAAAAAACATCCCACTCTTATTATTGCGGAGATCGGGATTAATCATAGAGGAAATCTTCAGTTTGCCAAAGATTTAATAAAAGAAGCTAAAGAGAGTGGTTGTGAGATTGCTAAATTACAAACATACAGTGCAAAAAATCGTGTATCAGATAAAACGATGGAATCTAAATATGCCGATAGAACACTTGGAATGGAAGAATCAACAAGCGAAATGTTTAGTAGATTTGAGCTAACTTATGATGAACATTTAGAGTTGATAAATTATGCCAAGGAGCTTGAAATACCTTTAATTTCAACACCGTTTGATGAGGAAAGCGTTGATATGCTTCTGGATCTGGGAGTACAAGCATTTAAAATAGCTTCATTTGACATTGTTAATTTACCGTTTATTAGGTATGTAGCGTCAAAAGGTTTGCCAATTATTCTATCAACTGGTATGAGTCAAATGAGTGAAATTGAAGATGCAATAGATGCTATTTCACAAGAACGAAATCCTAATCTTGTTTTGCTTCATTGTGTGAGTGCCTATCCGTGTGATATATCAGACGTAAATTTGAAAGTAATTGATACCATGAGAAAATCATTTGGTGTGCCCGTAGGATACTCCGACCATACTGTTGGTACATTGGCAAGTAATATGACATTTACGTTAGGGGCGGATATGCTAGAAAAACACTTTACACTTGATAAATTGATGGAAGGACCAGACCACGTACTGTCTGCTGACCCAAAAGAAATGAAAACTATTGTATCAGATAGAAATAAAATATTTATTGCCCTAGGAGATGGAATTAAAAGACCGACACCAATTGAATATCGTCAAATAAATTCACAGAGAAAGTCCATTTTTGCAAAAATACAAATTAAAAAGGGGGAAATCTTGACACTTGAGAATATTACAGTTAAAGGTCCTGGTCTTGGCTTGCTCCCGAAATATTTATCAATTATTTTGGGCAAAAAGGTAACGAAGGATATTGATAGTGATTTACCAATAACCTGGGACGCAGTCTTAAGTTAGGTCAACAGAAATATTTAAAAATACGAAAACAGTTATGATCGGAGAAAAAACAATGGAAGATTTAAAAGTTTTGGTCATCATTCCAGCAAAAGGAGATTCGACAAGATTACCTAAAAAGAATTTACAAGAAATTAATGGCAAGTCTTTAGTTGAGTTAGCGATAGATTATGCAAAAGAGTGTCCATATGTTGATGAGATTATTGTTTCAACAGAAAATAATGATATTATGAGTGTGGCTATAGAAAATGGTGTAAGAGGTGTAATAAGAGATGAATTTTTGTGCGGAGATACTGAAGTTGTGGATGTTTATATTGATGTGATTAATAATATTAAAGAGAGATATGATTATGTAGTAGGATTGCAGCCAGACCACCCAGATAAGAGTCGATCTTTATCATATTGTTTGGAATATATGATTGAAAATTATTTTGATGATTTAATCACAGTCACGCCAGAAGCTGAAAGAAATGGTAGTGTTAGAATATTTAAATATAATCATTTAGTAGCTGGTCACGTGAGTAAGAGAATAGGTTGTGTGAAGGATACAGCCACAGACATTCATTATGAAAGGGATTTAGAATTAGTTAGAAAAAAATATAAATTCTCGACTGAAAGTGTTAAAATAAATAAATGATATGTATATCTGTGATAAGTCAATAAATTGCGATAGTTTTTTTAAGGAAGAGGGATGACAGAAAAAGTAAATTATACATCTTGGCCACTAGGTCGCATACCCGAAGAGTGGCACCGACCTGAATTGGGCCAACTTAGGGACGCTGGCTATGAATGGGAGGACCCACGCGACGCAGTCGATCTATTTGAACAAAAGGTAGCAAAGTTTGCCGGCGCCCAATATGGGGTGGCCCTTGATTGTTGCTCTAACGGGTTGTTTTTGGCACTCAAATATCTTCAAGCTAAAAAAACAGTTACTATTCCGGCGCAGACATATGTGTCAGTGCCAATGCAGGTTATTCATGCGGGCTGTAAGATAAGATTTGAGGACATTGAATGGTCCGGGATATATCAGCTTAAGCCATACCCGGTGTATGATGCCGCAACGCGGTTTACAAAAGGAATGTTTGTGGGAGGGGACGCCCTTCAGGTCCTGTCTTTCCAAATTAAGAAGCGACTTCCGATCGGCCGCGGCGGCATGATTTTAACAAATAGCGAAAAAGCCTATAATTGGCTAAAAAAAGCCTCTTACGACGGCAGAGATCTAGAAAAGTATTACCCAGAGGACGAATTCGAGCTCCTAGGATGGCATATGTATATGACTCCGGAGGACGCAGCAAGAGGGATTTTGCTCATGGATCAGCTCCCAGAAGAAAATGAAGACTCTGGAGGTAACGAAAACTACTCAGTTTTGTCAGATAAACGGGTATTTCAAAGATATATTGATGAACAGGAGAAGTAAATGACGAAAAGAGCACTGATTACAGGTATTGCCGGCCAGGATGGTAGCTACCTGACGGAATATTTATTAGAGTTGGGGTATGAGGTATACGGTATTGTCCGGCGTAGCTCTGTTGCAGAAAACCAAGACGCGCGCGTGGCCCACATTAGACATAAAATAAAAACATTTTATGGGGATTTAACTGATTATCCGTCACTCGTACGAATTGTGAGTGAGGTACAGCCACATGAAATCTATAACTTAGGGGCGATGAGCCATGTTCGTATCAGTTTTGATATGCCCTCTTTTACCATTCAGACCAATGCTATGGGTGTTTTAAACTTGCTTGAAGTTTGTCGTACAATTGTCCCCCAGGCTAAATTTTATCAAGCAAGTTCCTCAGAAATGTTTGGAAATTCAGTAGACGATGACGGATCTCAAAGACTTACAACGCCAATGAATCCGGTGAGCCCCTATGGGTGTGCGAAAGTAATGGGATATAATTTGGTGCGACACTATAGAAATGCATACAAGATGCATGCCTGTAATGGAATCCTCTTTAATCATGAATCGCCCCGCCGAGGGTCTAATTTTGTTACCAACAAGGTTGTTAAAACCGCGGTACAGATTAAGAAGGGGCTTGTTGACCAGCTAGAGCTTGGCAATTTAGACTCCCAGCGTGATTGGGGCCATTCAAAAGATTACGTACGCGCGATGCACATGATCTTAAACCACCACACCCCAGATGAGTTTGTGGTGGCAACGGGACGTACACATTCGGTTAGGGATTTGTGCGAACATGTCTTTACAAGATTGGACATGGATTATCGAGATTACGTCGTTCAAAATCCAAAGTATATGAGGCCTGAAGAATTACGCTATCTTAAAGGGGACTCTTCTAAAATACGCGAAGTTTTAGGGTGGGAACCAGAATACACATTTGAAACTATGATGGACGAGATGGTAGATTACTGGATGGAAATTTTATAAAAATGATCACATGCGATATCATAGGAGCGACCTCGTCTAATCCGGGCCTGGGAAACCAGCTCTTTATTATCGCGACCACGTTATCATTGGCGCTCGATAACAACACGACAGCCGTATTTCCAGACTTACTATATCCTCCCTATACTTTTTATGGCAATACTATCTTTTCACAATTGGATCCTGGGGCCGACAAAGCCTTTGTTAGGCATGTGCATCAGGAAGAGCCGTATACGAGCACCATTTATAATAAGGTGCCATACAAAGAGGGCATGATACTTCGTGGACATTTCCAATCCTATAAATATTTCTATCACAATATCGACCACATTAGAAAATTATTTCGGTTGCCTCAATTTATGACAGACTCTATCGATCAGAAGTATCGAGATATTTTGCAGCTGCCAAATACAGTATCACTTCATGTGCGCCGCGGCGATTATGTTGCCTTAACAGAGAATTATGCAACCTTGACAGATGAATATTATGAAGCAGCTCTAAGCAGGATTGAAAATTTTTCCAAAATTATTGTTTTTAGCGATGACATTTCGTGGTGCAAAGAGAATCTTCTACAAAATAGAAAAAAAGATCTTATTTTTATAGAAAACGAAATGGACGTTATGAGCATTTATCTGATGAGCAAGATGAAAAATAATATAGTAGCAAATTCCACTTTTTCTTTGTGGGGAGCTTTTCTGAATGAAAATGAAAATGCGACAATAGTGGCCCCGCGACCATGGTTCGGCCCGGGCCGTACTGCCGACAACGATAGAGAAACGGCCGACCTAATACCTCCCCACTGGATGAGAATATAAAATGAAGCGCATACTGGTAACTGGTGGAACCGGCATGGTGGGTCACGCCCTTCAGGAGGCAATTCCCGGTGCAACGTTTGTGTCTTCAAAAGATGCAGATCTTAGAGTGTCCGACCAAGCCAACACTTTGATAGGAGAGGTCCAGCCTACCCATGTCATACATCTGGCAGCGCGCGTTGGAGGAGTTAAGGCTAATATGGATAATTTAGGCAGCTTTTATTATGATAATATCATGATAAATACGAATGTCCTCGAAAGTTGCAGGATTCATCGGGTACAGAAAGTACTATCACTATTGAGCACATGCGTGTATCCAGATGGTGCACCCTATCCTCTTCAAGAAGAATCAATGCATATTGGAGCACCTCACACATCTAACTATGGATATGCTTATGCAAAGCGGATGGTTGATGTGCAGTCACGCGCCTATAGACAACAGTATGGATCTAATTTTATAACCGTTATCCCAAATAATCTTTTCGGTGAAAATGATTATTTTCATTTACACAACTCGCACGTAATTCCTGCGATGATAAGAAAGATATATGAAGCCAGAGAAAATGATACGGATGCAGCCTTGTGGGGCACAGGGATGGTATATAGAGAATTTACGTATGCTAAAGATCTAGCAAAAATACTTTTTTTGTTATTGGATAATTATAATGAGGCCTCCCCCATTAATGTGGGGGCGCCCAAAGAGCACTTGATAAAAGATGTGGCAGAAAAAATTTGCTCAATTTTTGATTTTAAAAATGATATCATATGGAATGCCTCAATGCCCAAGGGGCAGTATAGAAAACCTTCGGACGACACAAAGCTAAGAACTATAGGGTACAGCGACTATACAGAATTTGATGTTGCCTTACAGAATACGTGCGATTGGTTTGAGACAAATTACGAAAACGTGAGAGGACGATAAATATGCAAAAAGTTTTAGTAACAGGGGGCCTAGGATTTATTGGGTCAAACTTGGTAGACTTACTGATGCTTACAGGAGAATATGATGTTACTGTAATAGATAATTTAATTTCCGAGTCGAGCAGCACCGACTATAAAAGAGAGAATGTTAAATATTGGGAAGCGGACATAAGAGACGTTAATCAAGCAAAATATATTCAAGACTTTGATGTTGTATTCCACTTGGCTGCGCTGGCAAGAATCCAGCCCAGCTTCAAAAATCCACTAGAAACCATTAGTGTAGACACCTACGGTACCGCTACCGTTTGTGAGTTTGCAAGAAAATGTGGAGCAAAAATCGTGTATGCGGCCTCCAGCTCTTTTTACGCGGGCCCACATTTGAATCCCTATGCTTTTGCTAAATGGCAAGGAGAAGAAATTTGTACGCTCTACTCTGGTTGCTTTGGCATAAGTACGGCAATCGCCAGATTTTTTAATGTCTATGGGCCAAGACAACCGAAGACAGGAGATTATGCTACTGTAGTTGGGGTATTTGAAAGACAATATGCCGAGCACGCCCCTCTAACGATCACCGGGACAGGAGAGCAGAGAAGAGACTTTACTCATGTTTCAGATATTTGTTCGGGCCTCATCGCCATCTCAAAGGGAAGCTATGCGGGTGAAAAGTTTAATTTAGGATCAGCCAAAAATAATTCAATTAATGAGTTGGCGACGATGTTTAATACGGAGATAAAATATATACCAAGTCGGCCTGGTGAAGCAGAAAACACATTAGCCGACATTACAAAAACCACAAAACTTACTGGGTGGTTACCAGAACATAACTTACAACAATATGTGAAAGGAATTACAAAATGAAGTTATCAAATCAAGCAGTTGGCGCCCTGATGATGGCGCTCCAAAAATCTCTAATGGAGCAGAGCGATATTGTCCCTCTTCTTCAGGAGATGAACCTTCAGATCGACCCGGAGGATCAATCACACACTGTTTTAGTAGTGACGAACCCACCGGTGGTTTCACTTGAAGGAGTCGAAGTTAACTTTGATGAGGAGGAAAATGATGTTTAATAAAGAAAATACTAAATCAGGTCTTAGTCGCAGCGCTACGAAAGAACTTGTGGAGACAATCGTAAGAAAAGCGATTAGTGAGCAAGCGCGCGCATTAGAAGAGCACCTTACAGCTATTCATAATAGACTAGTAGAACTTGAACGAAAACCGCGGTAATATGCCGCGATATAGGTATCGTTGCATTCAATGTAATCAAGAGACAGAAATATTTCATCTCTCAGATGAGGTTGTGTCGGAGTGCCCTAAATGTGAGATACCTGAAACTTTGATAAAAATCTTAACAGGTTTTACAACCAGCAAGAAAACAACTCGAAAGCCTCGTACTGGGGAAATTACTGAGGATTTTATTAAAGAAGCTACACTAGACTTGAAACAACAGAAAAAAGATTCACTGGACAAAAGATGACAATAAACTTGCTCTTCTTTATGTCCGCATGCTTAAATGTGTTTTTGATGTGGTATATCGCAAAATTGTTGAAAAAATTTATGTTCATGTCTAGCAATTTGACTGATTTATATTTTACAACCCGAGCTTTTGAAATTTTTATTAAAACACTTTATACTATGAATAGTTATCATGGAGACCCTATTCTGGAAGAGTTGGTGTTTAAAACAAAAATTGTTTTGGCTGAAGTTGAAAATTTTAGAGAAGTTTTTGAATATACACTTGATGAAGAATTGGAGGAAGAGTTTAATGCCGCGGAAGCCGAGGAACAAGAAGACAAAAAAGAACCATTATTTTACGATCGTCCATGAAGAGGCGATAATAAAATATTCTAACACTGAAGACAGAGAACTAAGATCAAAATTATACATTGAATATATCCAACCAGCCTTTGATCAGATGGTTGATAAAATAATTTATACTTATCGATTTACAACATTACCTAATATTGATTATTTAAAGGCCGACTGTAAGGTATGGCTCACAACTATTTTAAATAAATATGATCCCAGTAAGGGCTCCAAGGCCTTCTCGTATTTTTCCGTCGTTACTAAAAACTGGTTTATTCATAAAGTTAAAAAAACCCAAAAAAGAAATCGAACCGAAGTTTTTATGGAGGACGTTTTAAATGAACTCGAAGAAAACTTAATCTCCACTGTGCCCACATATGCTCAAAAAAGAGCAGAGATAGAATTTTGGGCCTCTCTACATCAGGAAATTGATACGTGGGATTCGTTTATGCTTAAGGAAAACGAGAAAAAGGTCCTAATGGCTGTGCGCATTCTGTTTGATTCGGCAGATCAAATAGAAATTTTTAATAAAAAAGCTATTTACTTATACCTTAGAGAGATTACTGGCCTCAACACAAAGCAGGTAGTAAACAATCTTAATAAGTTAAGGAAAAGGTATAGGACTTTTAAAACGAAATGGCAAAACGGCGAAATTTAAATCTTGATGAATATTTAGAGGAGACCACCAAAAATATTCGAGAGGACCGCGCGATGGCAAAGACTCTTCTTATGGATGTTATGTCTGACATGAAGTTATCCTCCGCGGAGCGCCGTGAGATGGGCCCAATAGCAGCAAAGTTTATCGAAGGACTACAGCGCTCAAACGAACAGATGGTAAAGTTAGCTTCCATTCTGCAGAGACAAAAAACAAATCAGTTGGGCCTTACTGGCGAAGATAAAGAACAAATATTTGATTTGCTAAATGGAGGAAGTGACGATGGCGAACACTGAAGGAGCAGCGGCCGCTGAAACCAACGGCCTTGAGGAACTCGTAGTTAAATATTCTGGTGAACGTGAAGCAGCTGCAAATGCTTCTTATGGCAAATCTATTGACACGAGGTTTGAAACTCCCTTTAATATTGTTTCTGAAGGAGTTAGAAGCTCTTTCGTGGATAGTATACTTGGTTCCAGTGATACAATAGAGGGCATCGTATTGAGGGTTGATGAACCCCTGCAAGTAGCACCTTCGGATCCTGCCTCTACTCCTGATGCTGGCCTTATGGCCTCATTGATGAATCTCCTAGGACTAAAAGACAAAGTTACTATGGCCAATTGTCGTGTCTTGGTTCTCAAAACCAAGCACACAGAACTAATGCCCATCCCCAAAACTTACGATGAGACGGTTGAGGATTTTGAGATTATTGGTAAATATCCTCTGTTTGCCTATAGTCCTGAAATTACCCCCATCCCAACACCGGGCACATGGATTCGTGGAGTCTTTAATCTAAAAACTTATAGGTCTGGAGTTATTACCGAAACCTTAAGTCGAGAGGCTCAAACACTTAAAGCACCAGCTTCGCCCCTCGCAGGTCTTTTTACTAACCCCTTTAATATAACTGACACTGGAGGCCTAGGAAGCTCCCCGTCATTCGGCGGAGAGACCCCCAACGCCAATCGTTTGAGGTTTATGATGAACCAATTGTCGAACGAAACCGGTACCGGCGCTATAATAAGAGAAAAGGTTAAAATAGCCGGCGTTGGAAGGGACGAGATAGCTTCAGCAGATGGAAAATACGGAGAAAGCCAAACCGTAGGAGAAATTTCAAACGGCGGGGATATAACTCGAGAGATGGAACGCGCAGCCTCTACACTGCTCCAGGCACTCGTCAAAAATATACCTGAACTTACGAAAATACGAGTTGTTGGGGGAAACGATATCTACCATTGGGATATTATTAAGAAGAAGGGCGGCTATAAGAGTCGCCACTGCTACGGCCGCGGAGTGGATATTACAGTCCACCCAAACACCCCTGCTATTATTGCTAAGACAGAAATGATCTGCAGAAGCCTGTGCGCCGGCTCAGCTCCTAATTTTAGATATTTAAACGAGTATACCAATCCTACGAAGTTTGCCTCCGGGGATCACTTTCATTTCTCGTGGGGTGTCGGGACGGAAGCACAGAATAATCTAGATACATCTTTGGCCATGGCCGCGGCCGGCCAACTTAAAGCCATTTCCATAGACACCGGAGTGGAAATCGTAGATGTTCCTGACCCGTTCTCGCCAGAAGAGCCCTCTGAGGGCGGCTCTAGTTCTATCGACGACCCGGCCCCCGGCGCCGGCGGACCCCCGTGGGACCAACCAGGATGATAAAAACAAACAAATATTTTAAGCCGGAGACAATCCCTTCTACGGTGCCTCTTAAACGAGTTAGCTCAAAAGTGCGAAAAGAGTTCCGTTCCGAAGGAATTACCGGCTTTCCTGGACGTAGCGGCTTCGCTCATTCTCCCACTTTAGGCCCGGTGCCCACTTTGAACCTAGGGACTGGTGCTAAAGTATTTAAAAACGACTCTCTTAATGCTTATATAAAATTTGATAATGATAGTATTACAGAAGAAGGCGAGTCTAGCCTTGCGAAAGGATACGGCGGCATCGGTATTTCATCTCCTACAATTGATATCGCAGTGGGCATCGGCGGTGCATATGCTCGTGAGGAAGATGATCAGGGCGAAAGACTACTAGCTAACGCAAACAACAAGATTGATGCAGCTAGACTCTATATTACCGCAATGTCTGATTCTGACGCTGCTTTTAGTTTGCCGGAAGGAAAGGTCGGCGATATGCGCGCCATGTCGGCTGTTGCTATGGGAGCAGATGCCGTACGGCTCGCCTCGTGGGGCGAAGGCGGTGTTAAAATTGTCGCTAATCCCCGACCGCGTAGCAATAGACCAGGAAGTAACAGAAATATAGAGACACCCGGTATTGATCTTATTGTTGGAGACGGAGAAGACTTGCAGCCGGTCCCAAAAGGTACCAACTTGCTAGAGTGTCTTGCGGTGATGAGTAAAGAAATAGATGATAATAGAGAACTTTTTAGTAAGTTCGTCAGATCGCAAGGGGAGTATAATGATAAAATTTTAATGCATAGTCATAATAGTGCCTTTTTTAATCTTCCGGGTGCACCGGCGTATAACGTTATGTTTGCTGGTTTTAAACAAATGTTTGATAGAGTTGCAGATGTCGAGGCTGGCTGCATTCAAAGTATCGTGAAAAAAGCAAGTAACAATAGCAACTACTTTAATCCACTTAATGAAAAATACATTTTGAGTGCATTGGTGCACTCATCGTAAGAGTAAAAAATCTATGCCGTTAGAGAACTTAAGAAACTGGTACAATCGTCGGGTTGAGAAGCCATATGAGCACACTCATGATATGGGCGACGTCTTCCATATTAATTTAGAGACAACACCGGCTACCCTATCTACGGCACAACAGTCGGCCGTCGACGAACAACTTAAAACACAAGGCGCCAATTTAATATTAAATTATTATGGAAAAGTTTCCCTCGCAGAATCTGGAACCCTTCAGCTTTCTGATGTCTCTATAGACGAGAGATACGTCCCTAAACGTGCCTATAGCAGCCCCATTGTTCAGGTGACAATAAGCAAACAATTGGTAGAGGACGAAGAAGATATACTTTTAGGCGACAATCTTTCAGGGGAGGAAGTATTAATAAATACCAAAGCTATTAAACCCTTTCTCACACATATTACGACATCGTTTAAAATATATCAACAACAATTAAAATTTTTTAATGGTTCAATCCAGCCACATATAAATTTTTTGGACCTACTGGATAAAGTAAAAACCTTTTTTGAAAATCTTGAAAATTATGTTTCCTTTAATGGATATAAGCTGAGTGAGTATAAGTCTATAAGAATTGCTTTTACAAGTGCTTATAAAGTAAGTGGTATAATTTTAGTTGCTCCTGATCTCAGCCTCACCCCTCTTGCTAAAGGAAACGATTATTATTTTTCTACACTCAAGCAAGGAGGTAATTCGTTTGTAAACGAAATAGTATCTAATTTTGATTCAATATTTCTTAATAGAAAAAGCCAAATAAACTGGACGCAATTTTTGGGCAACTTCATGCCAAATTCTCAAATAGACGTAAACTATTATGGGAAACCAAGAACAGAAACCCTCGCCGACGAAATGAGAAAACAAGATGAGGATAGCGATTTCGGACCAGCCGGCATCTCGCCGGCCCAGAAAAAAGCAAACGAAAGAATACAAAAAGATCACAACAATATTCTCCGAGCCTTTGACGAGGCGCAAAAGTCATTGGAGAAATCCTCCGAAACACTAGACAAGAGGCTTAGTAAAATTGTAGCCAAGATGGAAGAGATCACCGGCGAAGTCGACCGAGTTCTGCTGATAATGGAGAAATATAATATTACTACTCTTATTGAAGCAGCGCTGGAATGTATGCTGTATAAGAGTGGTTTTGATGGCGCGATGCCAGACTTCATGCCGGGAGTAAGCCCCTTTGATCCCAATCCTCCTAAATTTTCAATAAAGTTCCCGCCCCTACCAGAGATCAAGTTTCCCCCTATTATTAATATTAATAAGGAGCTTCAGATTCAAATTGAAGAAGGTCTTAAAAGGGCCGCGCTATCCGCCGTGATGTCTGTTATCCAAACTATTGCAGAGCTGATAAAAGAGCTATGTCTTAAGGAGATAGAAGAGACCGGAACGGCCCCAATTCCTGATATTATCGAGCAATTTTTAAATGATGGAGTCCCAACCGAAACAATGTATGATTGCTTTGCTGATTTTGGATTTTTAGGCACCCCATCAGATCCGGTTTATGAAACACCGGCCGGAAGTTCTACCTATCAAACATTGTTTATTTTTTTGGAAGCGGTCTCACCGCTTATAACACCGAGAGAACTGTGCGATCTTTTTAATGGAACGGCATCTGATGATGTTTTGCAGGTGATCAGCAATTTAATTGATGTAGATTACCCCGATATGCGTATGCATTTTCCTGATAACGAAGCGGTAGAACAATTCTTTATATGTCTCGGCAGCCTGATGGGCCCACAGTACTGCGAAGAAGTATATAATAATCTTAGTCCAGAAATTCCGGATATAGATCCGTGTACTATAGAAGATCTGCAACCATTTCAGGATATCGTTGATCTCTTGGAAAATATCGAGCTTTATGCAACTCCCGATATGTCCTGCGGCGCTGGCATTGTCCCCGCGCTAGCTGAGATTGAATCCTATAACAGCGCCGTCACCCGATTGATAGATTCGCTCACTGCCCCGGTCCAGCAAGCTTTTGTTAATGATTTGGGCAACTACAAGGCGATCATAACTCAGCCAGATCCCTTGTCAGCAAAAGACCAGAAGAGGGTAAGAGATTACCAGGAACAATTAGGCAATTCGCAAAGCATGCAGGACGGCGATACGGCCGCGTCGCCGGCCGGCAAGGCCTTCTTAAAAGGACTGATTCCGGATACTTTACAAAACGAATTTGGATCAATGATGCAAATTGGACAAACCCTATCTAATTTAGCCGACAACACAGCTACAACGAATTTAAATAATATTTTAAACAGTCGCACCTTCCGAGTCGCCCCAGAGACCAAAGAATTCTATGAAAATATAGAAGACAACTTTTTAACTTCCCGACTATTTGACGACGATTATGCGGCGATCGCTAACGATCCACAAAATGCCGCAAAATATTATTCATTTCTTACGTCGATAATTCTTAAAGCAGACAATGCCTTCACAGACTATGGTCGCACTATATCATATATTATGATGGGACGCCCCTTCGACGATATCATAAAAATATATGATATGCCGTTGCCCTCAAGTGTCCCACAGCCTTCCGAGGACTTGGATTATGATTTCGCCGGCCTTGAGACAGGCATACAGCCTGCGTACTTGCGATCCGAGGAGGCCAAAGACTTCAGAGACGTGGTTACGAACTTCGCGACCGCCGTAACCGGGAACGACAAAACACCTCTTACGGCAGACTTCATTACCAAACTTTATCCCTTTGCATATTTTTCTTTGATTAATTCTTTTGCATATCAGATAGCAACCTCTGAACTGTTTGATACCGAAAAGATGAATAGTTTATCTTTATTCCCAAAATTATGTCAGGATGGATCAATCAGTAATGCTGATTTGTTGGATATTGAGAAAATTAAACAAGAATCGTTGCAGGAATTTGTTGATAACTCTTGTGTTGATAGAGAATTTGAATTAGGCCCCGTCCGAGATGCCGCTATCTTGGCACTAGTAAATGTTTATCTGCAGACCGCGATCGCAGATCTCATGTTAAAGAATATTTTTATAGTTGAAAAATTTGGTGTTTCTTACCTGGGCAATAATACAAATATTGTTAACGAACTCCTTAGGCAGATGACCAACGAATTTCTTGTTTATTATGGCGGCTCCTCACTCTCGTATGGTGAGTCTTATAGTTTCCCTGGTATAGTAAAAAAGGCCGCGGCAGTCACAGTTAAAAAGATAATAGATCGCGACCCTGCAGGCTTTAGATATCCAATAACGGGAGATCTCACAAATCAAAATCAGATTGATTTAATAGAAGCTAATACTAATTTCGCGAGTGTAGATATTACTAGTGTTACATTGCAAGATATAGCCGTAAGATATTTATTTGAAAAGAGATTGATGGAGACTCAAGAAATAGTAAAAGAATTTTTTAAGGTTAAAGGCTCCAATACAATTGAAAACTATCTATTGGAGGGTATCCCTTATGGTAATATCCCCGATTTCGAGAACCTTAATCTCCCGACCGGCTGGAGTACAGTATCGGACAGCCTAGACAGCGTCGCCGATAAATCAACCAATCGTAGATATATCACAAAAAACAACAACCCCACGGGCCGCTGGAGTTTCGAGGCCTTCTTTACGGCCTTTGATTATCTAAGGGGCGGCGAAGAATTTTTTCAAAAATGGGCAGAAGACATTACCACGCTGCACCAAGCGGTCGACAAGTCTTCGCTCGCCAAAGAAATAGACTCTTATATGAAATATGGCGCCTTCTTGGCAGAGAAATATATTGAAGTAGATTATTCTCGCGACCGGTTGCAGGATTTAATAGATGAAGCGAACGCGTCCCCTATTACAGCTTTCGCTCCTATTTTGGAAGCAGTTAAAGACTTTTTTGATGATCAAACCCCGCTTAGTTCAACATCAACAACCGGGCAGGCTGAGGGCAATACATCCATGGATGTTGGCGTCAGCTTCGCTAGCCCCGACGGCCCTGCCGCAACGACCTCCCCCCAATCTACCGGATCTTCGAAAAGATATATTTTAAGCTTTGATGCTTTTTCAAATGCTATTGAAATAATCATGGAGCTTTTAACTGTTGCTGAATCTATGAAGAATGGCGGCTCTTTCCCGGTTCCTTTTGCGCTGCGAGGGCGCGATGCTCAATGGTGGTCCAAGTACTATTGGCCCGCCGGCGATGGCAACTCTTCGAACCCGTGCAACGCCCTCGGGACTCACGACGTCCCACCCGGGTTCGACACCGCCCGTGGCTTATTCATTCAATTCTCATCAGAGGACGAGGATTGGGGGATAGGCGACAACGGCTCCGATCCCAGAAAACTTTCAGACTATGCCCTCATTAGAAATTGGGTGAAAGATGTTCAGGGATCGAACCGGCCGCCTTATCTGTCGGATGTTCCCGTCGCCAACAAGTCCCGTTTCTCCTGCGAGGACATCCCCAGCAGAACATTCGAAACTCCGATTCGAGAAATACGTCATGTGGATAAGTTCGGCGAGTTTGACTTCGATTCACCGACGTCAGAATGGGGAGGTGAATTCACGAAACTTAAAGTTAGAGCGCTTAAGGGAATGATCAGCAAAGGCCTGCTCGAGGATCCTGATGCGATGGTGGATAGGCTCACCGATGCCCATGGCAACGTCGCTCCGCACACTTTCAACGAGATCAACGCCTGGGGCCATGGCAGCGGCGAGAACGAGTGGGCTTATGAAGAGCTACTTGTATATAGTCTTAAGAAGCCGACGATGACGATGGAACACGGCGGCGCGCACAAGGGCGGTTCAACTTACGCAGGCTACGGCCGGGTCGTCTTTGAGTCAAAAAGTTTTTATGTACTTGTGCGCGCAGAGACCCCCTTTTGGGCTCAAAAGGGGGCCGGCTTCAGCGTGACCACCGAACATCACCTAGAAGAGATTGTTAACTTTTATGTTTATTTGGTTCTCAAGAAGAAGAGTCTCCTTAGCGAGACAAACTCCAACATAGCTCTTGCCAAGGGTTACAACGCCTATTCTCCGTTCATGGACTTTGAGAATGCCGTGGTGGCCAACGAATCAGAAGATTATCGCGAAAACTTTAATCTTATGAAAGCGATTTTTAATCAATTTCCAACAGAGGCCGACCTAATGGATGGCTTGAGTGAACTGATAATGGGGGAATCACTTACTGAAAATACATCAACCTCTTTCGGTCGATTCGCAGCTGACGACGATGACGATACCACAGCCGATACCAGTGTGGGCTACGCCGGGCCCGGTTCCGAAACCGCGGTCGACGACGACGACCCAGACCTCCTTGACCTTCCGGATGTCCCCGAGAATTCCTATTTGAAAGACTTTATGAAATCTATTTTTCCAGGAGTCAGGATGATGACCAGATTAGCCTATATGACCCCGGCCTCTCCAACAGCTCATTTCCATACTTATGACGCCTCCGAAGACTCTGCAGCAGCCCCAATTAGTAATTTTATGCTAACATACGAAGAGAATGTTAAAAGATACAAATCCTTCTTTATCTATGGGGGAGGCGGCGCGGGAGCCGGCGCCGCTTTTGCTCATATAGCCACGGACAAAAAGGCCTCTGTCAATCTAACTGACATTTTGTTTGAACAAAATGAATTTCAAAAGTTTATTAACAGTGGTGGCGGTTCAAATAGCTTTCCTCACTTTATTGATGATCTGTTTAAGAAGAAGAAACTCACACTAGCCCGGGCCATGGCATCCCAAACAGAGGATATTTTCGGACCGGGCAAGATGGTTGACCTAGATAGGATTCTACAATACCTTTATATTACTGGGGAGCTTAAAACTTATTATAGTTTGTTTATAGGGCAAGACAAGGATATATTTGTTGACACTAAACAAACCATAATCTTGGCCCTTCAAGCCGCCTTTGGCGAAGAATCTTCTGACTGTGCCCCAGGAGACTTGGATAATGCTTTATTAAATGGCGCCATCTCGGCTGCCACTCCACTCGCGAATATAGGCACCTCTATGGCTAATAAGATGCTTAAAGAAACCCCTTACTATATTTTGAAGGGCATCGTGGAAATTTGCGAGCCTCATGTTATTATTAGTAAAAAGATAAAAGAAGTGTCGGCGTTTGTATTCGACCAGATGGCCAAAGGCCTCGACATGGCCCAGATGGGCGCCACCGCGGGCACCGCCATGGCCGCCCTAGGTGCAGGTCAAATTCGAGAGGACTGCGGCGACGAGATAACAGACGATGGGGAGACCATAACACCAGTTGATTTACCAGATATGGATCAAATCATTCGACTCATAAATACAGGGATAAACGAAAAGTATCCAGCTCTCCTTCCACCAGAGTTCAAACCAAGTGTAGCCAGAACTGGTATAGACCTCGAAGGCACCCTCCCCTACTCATTTATTGTTCCTCCACTGACTCCTTTTGGAATTTTATACTTAATTCTTAAATTAGCCGATTTTGGTACTACGCCGCTAGAAGTAGAAGCCTGTGTTGATAATGATTAATAAAGATAATTATTTCTTACTATTTATAGTGAGGTAATAACTTATCATGATTGGATACTCACCAAAATTTCCTTTACAACTTGATAATTATGTAGGGGCTTATAGTTTAAACACTACTCTTTTAGCGGTAGCAAAGCAGAATTTTATGAACGTATTGTTGACATCCCCCGGCGAAAGGTTGATGGATCAAGATTTTGGTGTTGGACTGCGTCAGTATTTATTTGAACCAAATACACCAAGCCTACATGCTTCTATCGCAACCAACATACAGAAACAAGTAGGCAAGTATACTCCGTATATTCAGTTAGGTACTATCCTATTTAATCAAAGTAAGTTACTTAATGGTTTCGAAGACCAAATTTTAGAGGTATCGCTCACTTTTTCTGTTCCTTCTACCGGAGCAGAGAGTGAAACAGTAATAATTGGCGAAGGCGCCTCTGCTTTATAGGAACACATCAATATGGCTGACGACAGAGCAAATAATAGTACAAAGACACAAAAGATAGTAAACTACTCTTCACGGGACTTCAATTCTATCAGAAATGGTCTTGTAGAATATGTAAAACGATATTACCCTGATTCATTTAAAGATTTTGCGACCGCTGGGTTCGGATCGTTGGTGCTTGATAGTGTTTCTTATGTAGGCGATGTATTATCGTTCTACATGGATTATCAGCTAAACGAGACCTTTTTAGACACCGCAAGTGAATATGATAATGTGGTCAAGATCGCGCGACAACTCGGTTATAAGTATGCTGATAAATTCTCATCAGTTGGAGCAGCCCAGTTCTTTATTGCAATTCCAGCCGGCGCAGGAGGTGCACCCGACGAAGACTATATGCCGATCCTTCAAGCTAATTCAACTTTTACCACCTTAGCTGGCCAGAATTTTACTTTAGTCGAAGACGTTAACTTTGCCACCACAACAAATCAGATTATTGTTAACAAAATAAACGAAACCACTGGAATGGCATCAGAGTATGCTGTAAAGGCTACAGGAAAAGTTATTTCTGGTAGGGTGGAACGTCAGGAGATCTTGATCGGCCCGTTTGAAAGGTTTAGAAAAGTTCAATTGGCAGATCCAGATCCTATAGAAATTCTGAGTGTTAGAGATTCCGCCGGCCATAGATATTATCAAGTAGATCATCTGGCACAGGAAATTGTTTTCAAAGCAATTAGGAATAATAATTCGGATAAAAAAACTGTCCCCTCGATTTTGAAGGCTATTCCGGTAACCCGTAGGTTCGTATTGGAACGAGATAGAACTACAGCGTATCTACAATTTGGATATGGTTCGGAGACAGAACTTACTAATGAATCAGTAGTGGATCCGAGTAAAATCACCCTGCAATTGCACGGCCGTGATTATGTAACACAGCAAGAGTTCGACCCCACCAATTTAACTGAGACTGATAAGTTTGGTGTGGGCCCATCAAGCACCCGACTGACCGTAATTTATCGTGTGAATGATTCCACAGATGTTAATGTGGCAACAAGCACTCTTACTCAAGTCGGCCTCCCTTTATTAAAGTTTCCCAACAGGCAAAGCTTAAATGCAACGACGCGTCGCGTAACCGCGGCCTCCCTCGAAGTAACAAATGAGGACCCTATAGTGGGAGATATATCTGCGCCGACCACCGCTGAATTAAAACAAAGAGTCTTTTCACATTACGCTGCCCAGAATCGGGCGGTTACAATTGAAGATTATAAAGCAATATCATATGCTATGCCACCTAGTTTCGGGGCCATATCAAAGTGTAGTTTCGAAAGAGATTTCGACTCGTTTAAAAGAAATTTAAATATGTATGTGATGTCAACCGACGCGTCAGGGTTTTTAGTAGCTTCTTCAAAAACTATCAAGGAAAACTTAAAAACGTGGCTAACGCAATATAAAATGATTAACGATACAATTGATATTCGAGATGCCAAGGTAGTAAATTTTGGTATTAATTTTTCAATTGTAGCGGATTACGAGGAAAACAAGTTTAACGTTGTGAACTTGGCAACCCAAAGATTGCAAAACTATTTTCAAAGACAAAAATATGATATATCGGAGCCACTCTACATAGTGGATATCTATAAAGAGTTAAATCGCGTCCCGGGCGTCGTCGATACCGTAGATGTTCAGATATTGCACAAACAAGGCGGCCGCTATTCTCAGGCTGATTTTGATTTTGACACTGCTTTGTCGGTTGATGGTCGTTACCTTGGCGGTGAGATTGATACAATTTTTGAAATCAAGTATCCCTTTACAGACGTTCAGGGAAGCGTTACCTAATGGCTATTCTAAGATATTCTGCTAGCGCAGACACCACCATAACAAATGCATTCAAAGCTGACCTGACCAATAGAGGTACTGGCTCGAATATGGGCTATGCTGATTCCTTAGAAATATTTTCTATATACGCTCAAACTTCTGGCTCAAGCACCGGCCGCTCGGCCGAATTGTCTAGGACCCTTGTTCAGTTCCCTGTTTCTAGGGTTATTTCTGATCGCGCCGCAGGCACCATACCTGCCTCCGGAAGTGTATCTTTCTATCTGAGAATGTTTAATGCAGAACACCCATTTACACTTCCTCAAGACTTTACTCTAACCGTTGCACCCGTCTCACAATCCTGGGTAGAAGGAAGCGGCCTTGATATGGATGAGTATAAAGACCTGGGCTCCGCAAACTGGATGCAGGCAAGAGTATCGGCATCCACAGATGGTGGCGCCTGGAGCAAAGTAGGAGGCGATTATTTAACAGCTTCTAATCAACAGGTGTATTTCCAGCGGGGGTTTGAAGATTTAGAAGTTGATGTGTCAGATACTGTCGAGCTTTGGATTGCTGGAGTCGACCCTGCCTTCGCTACCAACTATGGCTTCGGGGTTCACTTAACAGCAAGCCAGGAAGCCTATCACTCTAGTTCTACTGGGCTCGATGGTCCCGCAACCGGAGTTATTCAAAATACGTCTGGTTCGACAGATTCCTACTATACAAAGAAATTCTTTGCTAGGTCTTCACAATACTTTTTTAAACGGCCGGCCCTAGAGGCCCGATGGGACTCTCGGGTTGAGGATGATAGAGAAAATTTCTTCTATTCTAGTTCTATAGCCCCCGCTGCAGATAATTTGAATACACTTTATTTGTATAACTATATTCGTGGCCAGCTTGTGAACATACCTGGCCTTTCGGGGGATAATTTGTCGGTATCGTTTTATTCCTCTTCTGCGGCTGCCGCCCCGGATGGGCCAAAGATTGTGCTCGCCGGAGGCGGTGATATTGTAGCAGATCTCGATTTGAACGCGACGGCAAGTTTGGTTAGCGGCAAGACGGGTATTTATTCTTGTGATTTGGCGATAACAGCCGCCGCCGGGACTGATATGCTCGAAGCAATACATGATGTTTGGCACTCAGGCGGCGTTGAATATTTCACTGGGTCTTTCTATCCGGAGAAGTTTCCTGTTTATGATGTAGCTCCAACATTCACCAGGGTGACTAGTTGCAGAAATCTTAAGAAATCGTATTCTCCACTAGATAAGGCGCGCTTTAGATTTTTTGTGCGTTCTAGAGACTGGAGTCCTACAATATACACGGTCGCAACGGCTAATAATCCAACGGATATAATAACTAGCGCGTCATATAGTATAGTGAGAGTAACAGATAATTATCAGGCCGTAGCTTATGGCACTGGTTCCGATCTTAGCACCTATATGTCTTATGACAAAGATGGAAGTTATTTTGATTTAGACATGTCGCTACTTGAGCCGGATTATATGTATGAAATTAAATTATCTTATTATAATGATAGTATAGGAGATTGGCAGGAGCAACCACAAACGTTTAAATTTAGGGTTGAAGAATAATTAAAACATGAGCCTCGCAGGACTTTTTAAAAACATCGCTGTAACAAAAATAGTCGATGATAAAACAGCAGAGGAAATAGGCCGGATTGTCGAATCGTCCGACTATCATAAAGCTGACATAATCGACGAGAAGCGGTATGTTCCGCTTATTGATTTTTCTGAACCTAAAAACTTTGCTAAGTATGGTTCCGCGGAAAAATACTATGAAGACTCCTTTACCTATGTTTCCTCCCTTTATCCTTATGATGGTTCGTTGGCTGAAAAGCTGCAGTGGAAGAACAGCGGCTCTTATCTAGACATTTATATATTTGATAGGGAATACCCCCGAACCAATGGTTATATAAATCTTTCGTATGATACCTGGGGGACACCCGCCTATGTACCAACTCTTGCAGCCTATGATGGGTATGGAATCCCCAATGCTAGCACAGATTATGAATATATTTCGGTTGACGGTGGCCCTGGTTTGGGAGGTGGGCCCCAGGCACAATCAGCCAACATTTATGATCCTGCTAATAATCGCGAATCTAATCTAGAGTTCGACTTAACAAAGGGTGTCACTGTCGAATGCTGGTTAAAGAAGTCTGCGTTTAATACATCTAATACCGAAAAAGAAGTTTTAATTGATTTATGGAACAATGAGCTTAGTAGTTCTAATAGCTACGGGCGCTTTAGATTAGAGTTGACTGGCACCACAGCTTCCCCGGCATGGACGGCAACAGTTTTGTCCGGCTCGGACCCCACAGTTAATGGATTTCAGTGGCAAACGTTTGGTACAGGAAGTAGTTCAGATATTGCTGACGATCTGTGGCACCATTATGCATTTAGTTTCTTGTCGGCTTCCGCCGGCGTAACAGCCAAATATTATATCGATGGCAGCCTGCAAACCACGGAAAATCTAGGAACGGTAGGGATAAATAAGATCACCGGCTCGATGCAGGCGTATATTGGAGCTCTGATAACGAAACCATCTGGATCCACCGCGCCATCGTCAGCGATAGCGAAATCCGGCAAAATGTCAGCATCTCTAGACGAGTTCAGATATTGGAAGACACAACGCAGCTCTGAGAAAATAGGGAAATACTGGTTTACACAAGTAGGTGGCGGCACTAACACTGATTTAGCCAACACCGATCTAGGTGTTTATTATAAATTCAACGAAGGCATTACAACGACCGCTTCTGTTGATAGTGTGGTGTTGGATTATTCTGGTCGTGTTTCTAATGGTACGTGGACTGGATACTCCTCCGGGGCGCGAAATACGGGTTCGGCCATAGTAGAGGCTAGCGCGTCTGCGACCGAGTTTAAAGATCCCATAATATATGAAGCTCACCCCGACGTACAATCAAAACTCGCCACTCTTAAACTAACGGGGTCGGTACATGATAACGACAACTCTTCGCTGCTATTTTCCTATTTTCCTTCCTGGATGCAATCGAGAGATGTTGAGGACGGCTCAGAACTTAAAAAACTAACTCAGATAATGTCAAGCTATTTTGACACCCTGTATCTTCAAGTAGAAGATTTTGCAAATATAAAGAATATTAGATATGTAACAGGGTCTGTTCTTAAAGAAAATACGTTAGGATCGCGCCTATTGGCTTCCAAGGGGCTGCTTGCACCGGAGTTGTTTTTAGACGCTGATATTTTAGAACAACTGGGTGATCGAAGCCTTGAGAGAGAATATAGAGATAGTCTAGCTAACATTAAGAATTCAATATATCAAAACATTTATAACAACTTATCAAACATTTATAAGTCCAAAGGAACGAGGCAGTCATTTCGAAACTTATTGAGGTGCTTTGGGGTTGATGAAAAAATATTTAAACTCAATGTTTATGGCAACAACGTTCAATATGATATAAGAAACAACAGGGAACTGTATAGTTCTAAAAAAAGATATGTTGATTTTAGCGTTAACGCCAGGTTTGATGCTACTCTTTTTCAGCAGACATCTAGTCTAGATTCCAACACGGTTGGGTTTATAACTGGTTCGTCCCAGCTGACCGGTGGCTTTGCTACTACCCTGGAAACATATGTGCAATTTCCTCACAAACCGGATCCATTTGAAAAGAAATATTCTGATTATGAGTTTAATTATTTAACATCCTCATTGTTCGGTGTTCACACAGTCGACCAGGCCCATCCTGAGCTATTAAGCTGGAATAGTCCAGATAATACCAATTTTCAAGTTTATGCTATTCGTGATGAAATGAATTCAACAGATGCTTGCTTCATTTTATCGAGCAGCGCCGGCGGCCTCATCCCGACTCTGTCTTCCTCCTATTATGACGATGTTTATTCAAATACAAATTGGGTTTTTGCTGTTACAGTGAAACCAGAAAAATATCCTCTGGTAAATTATATAACTGGATCCCATGAAGACATCGACAACAATGAGTTTTATATTGTGGAATTTAAGGGCACTCAAGTTGAAGCCGGCCTAGAAGTCAATTCATTTTTTGTTAGTGCTAGCGTAAACTGTTCGCTTGTACAGGGCGACGGTCCGGGCTTCGTAACCGGCTCTAAAAGAGCATATGTCGGCGCCCACCGTCAAAATTTCACCGGATCGGTCCTGCACAAGAGTGATGTCAGGGTTGGGTTCTGTAGGTATTGGCTTGATGATATAGTCCCCTCACAACTTGTTGCTCATGGTATGGATATCCATAATTATGGTACGGAAAATCCATCTCGAAGCCCATATCTCTTTCAAAATAATTTAGAATTCAATATTGATTTTGTAGAAGAAGACACGCTAGCTCTTAATTGGGACTTCGAAACCCTGACAGGCTCGAACTCTACGGGCACCTTTACGACTATAGACTTTTCATCAGGGTCCACGATCATGCAATCAGAGCAGTTTGGGATATTGGGTGATATTCTGGGCGCCCAACATTCTGGATATGGTTATGGTTTCCCAGTTAACACCACGAGCTCGATCTCTGTCGATTATGTTTTGGCGTCCGAAATACAAGATTTTGAAAAACTCAACGCGTCTGACATGATCTCGGTTTTAAATACCCAGGATGACATTCAGTTCACCAGAGAGTCTCGGCCAATTAATTACTTATTTGCTATAGAAAAAAGCATGAACCAGACAATTTCGGAGAATATGATAAAGATGTTCTCGGTTATAAATGATTTCAATAATATTGTTGGGGAGCCTGTAAACAAATACCGAGACAACTACAAACAACTCCGTGTATTAAGACAGAAATTTTTTGATAGAGTTGGCAACACGCCGGACCTAGATAAATATGTTGAATATTATAAGTGGTTTGATAGTGCACTTAGCAAGTTAATCGAGCAGCTTATACCCGCTTCTGCTGAATTTTCTAAAGATGTTCGGACTGTTGTAGAAAGCCATATTCTAGAAAGAAACAAATATCAATTTAGATTCCCCACAATGGATCTTAAGGGCGGCGAATATTCCGGAGATGTTAGGTCACCCCTCCCGCTAAGCCCGGGCTGGCAATTTACGCACCATCCTGTTAATGACCAACAGGACACAAATTCCAATTATTGGAAGACATTGGCCTCCCGAGATAAGGGCCTTCTAAAAACAGACGATAATCTGCTTAATGCTAATAAACAAATAACATTTGATAACACTGCTGCTAGTACTAGAGCGAGGAAAGAAAAAAATATTTATCGTTTCGTTACGACGAAGTCGAGGGTCATTAAGGCCGGGAACAATTATAGTCCAAGAAAAGTTCAAAATTATGTTTTCCCGGCAACAGCGCCATGGGGCCCTAATATTCTACACTCTAACGTACCCGAGAACATAATGTTGAGTTTTGCAAGTGACGTTGAAGATTTTAAAGACACGGTTGACGTTTTGAATCCTTCTGAAAAGAAGAGAATGAAGTTTGGAATAGACCCAACAATTAACAAAAGCGTTAATGTATCTGACAAAGCGGATGGCAATACTCTTGCTCCCTTTAGTTTATACAGTTCCTCTACGGCAACGGGATATAACGCGGAAGTTAGCACTTATTATTCCGCTAGCGTTGAATTAACAAATCTGCATGAAGATATAGTAGGAAACAGCGATACACGACCGCTTCAAGGCCCTTTCACTGAAAAGTTTGTTGGAGGCCGTTTTTATCGCCACACAGAACTAAATGATGGTAACGACACAAGATTCACACGCGCCGAAGGCTTTAGATTACAGCTGGGCGGCTTGGCTTTAGATGGGTATCCCGGGGCCCTAGGAATTGTTCCGCCTAACTATCCTTTTCTTGATTCCCCTCCGGGCTCTGCACCCGAAGGTTTCCTTCCGGAATTAAAGACAGCACACCGACTTCGAGACGAGAACTCCAAGCGCCCAGTTAATATTAAGAACATATTGATGACAACAGCGTCAGCTGACACACGCCTAAGCGGAACGATACTTCATAGTAAGATCGGCAACTACAGCAAAAACTATCAAGTTGTTCAAACAGCCGGCCGCACAATCAATGATCCGTTTTTCCAAGACCAGTCATTTGATTTTGCGCTGAATCCACAGAGCCCATACCCTCGGCTGCCGACTGTAGATCGTCACCCGGCCCAGAACATCAGAGTTAGAAATACTACGGCCATCTCAATTGATACGACCAGTAATACATTTAGGTTTGATGCTGATGCAGTACCGGCGATGAATACAAACAAACAAGAAACGTGGTCTTTTTGGCTTAATTGCACCAACCCGGGATCCGTACAGTTCTTTATAGTCGGCGACAACTCAGACGATAGGGTCATGGGTCTCACTGCAGCCAATAAATTAATTTTTCAAGCATATTTCACCGGCGACAATGGCCAATGGACTACGGACTTGGCTGTCACCACCGGCAACGAATGGATACACGTTGCGGTGGTTTATGATGGCTCTTCGGACGCCAACGACCCACAGATGTTTGTAAATGGAGCTGAAGTTGCGCTTGACCCAGTCGCGACCATTAGGCCCACTAACACTCTTAACGATTATACTGGTTGGATTTCTCTGGGGCAGGCAAACCTCACTAGATTTACAGGGTATATCTCAGACATTGCTTTCTACAATAAGACGCTTACGAATAAGGAGATAGCCGCTGTTTATGGCAATTCTACGTTAGATTTAAAGAATTATGGACCACCACGCGTCGAGTCAAACCTCCTGTTATGGTATCGTTGCGGCAACGGCCCGGGCGACAGCACCTCTGCTATTATTGATCAGATGGGTAACACAAACTTGGTGGCTGTGAACTCGCCTTCTCTTATTGATATCTCTCCCGGTGACTGCCTGGTTACTGCTAACGACAACAACTTCGCTCTCCCCGATCGTTCTGGCGCCAACTCGAATAAGACGGTATTCGTTAACAGATTCAGCGCACCGGGCAGCTATGAAGCCCTATCGCGAGGCTACCTCGACCCAGCACACGAAGAGAAATCAGTTTACAACGTGCTTCCTTACCGCAATCTATCTGTGCTTAATTACGGGACGGAAGCGTCCACCAGCGCAGATCCAACGATTGCAAATGCCATAGTTGTCAACGACTCTGTAGTTAGCCGCGCGCGAGGGCTGAGACAAAGACAAACCGTTCATAACGCACAATTTGGTTATGATGGTGTATATACAGACAGCCCAGCTGCCTATAAGGTTAACAGGAACCGTAAGCTCCGCGTCGAAGACCACTATAACAGCTCTTTTGTTACAGCCTCAGTTTATGATAACTGGTTCAGCCACCGACCGATCCCGCGGTCTGAACAACAGTATTCATGGATAACGGCCTCAATGGACCCAGAGAAAATTATATATGGATACAGCGAACTTAGCGGCGGCTATTTTGTTCAGAGTTTGCCCTTAATCTCCTCATCGTATCTCTTGGATGCCACCACCCCCGGATTGACGGTCGGAGTTGCCGACTTTGTTGGCATGAATAGGTTTGTTTTTGAGCCTCTTACTGGGTCCACGAATACATTGGGATACCCCGTTTCGGCCCCCCTTTCTAGTTATAGAAATACGTTTAAACTGCAACCCGGGTCGATCAGTACCCCGGACATCTTCAATACAGTATTGTTAAGCCGCAACGGCCCCTATGGGTGGCCCACCTGGAAACAGATACGTGTGGGCGAAAACCCGGTTAGGAGATATCACGAAAGAAACAGCATCTTGTCTGTGCGCACAAAGACAGCAACTGATACCAGAGTCGGCTCGCAGAAAGGAAATACCATAACTCAGTTTACTGAGCCTCAAGTATATTCTAGTGAAATTCCAATTGTTCATAAGATGACTACTGGCATACCTGGCACAACGGTCACAGTTCCCTCTGTGTTTAAGAGTTCGTTTGGCAATAAGCTTATACATCTTGCTAACTATGAGGCCAACAATCTGCTTAATATCACAAAAGATTATCAATCTTCTGATCTTTATTTTAACAGAATCAATTCCATGATTCTGAAAGACCAAAACAACGATGCCACTGTAGCAGGGTCTCTATCGCAAATTAGTGCCATTTATGCGCAGACGGTATACCCAGCAGGCTATAATGCTAACCTGAATCGAACCAGAGCTCGAGAGAACTATACAATAGCAGATATTTGGGATAATACAAGAACCTCACGCTCAACTTATAGCGGCACAACCAACTCTCAAGGTACTACTATAGTGAGCGCCAGTATCTGGCCCCTTGATGGCCATAATCATTATGAGACCACTAGTTCGGTGGGGCAAACTGGCTCCGCGGGAGCCCTCATCTACGACAGCGACGGCGCGGGTGAACTACAGAATGGATATTCTCGATACTTCCAGAGTGGCTCCGGAGGAACAATGAATTACCTGGCGCCAGCGGCTACCTACGCTTCTAGACTGCCACTTGGATCAACTGGTTCCTTCGATGTATTTGGTGGCGACGTCGTTTGGCAAGCCGGCGCCCAATCCGGCCTAGGCCTAGTGCCATATAAAACATATGAACAATATGCAGAGTATCTGAGACTTGTCGGTAAAGACTATTCAATTGTTCCGGAGTTTAGAATTAGCAACCATGTTGGCAGCTACATTCTCAATAATAACCCCACGTCTCTTACTTCTAGTGTTGGGCTCTTTGATTTAACGGGCTCCGCATACGAAAACTCCTCAGAAACTGGATTTTATAAGACATATGCGAATTCTGATTTCATGAAGATGTTTGAGGTTGTTGAAGAGGCGTATGAAGGTCAGGAGCTTGTTGATGGGTCTAAGATGTCCATGGATACCATCGCCCTAAGGTGCAGCGCCCTATGCAAGTTCTTACCATACAAAGGTTTTTATCCGGCCGAAAGAACTTTAGAGCTAGCTACATTATTATCACAATCGTATGGTGATTCTCTTGTGCTCAACAGCCTTAGCGCCTCCTCGGCGACTGGTCCCATCAATGGAGACACAGCAGTTTATCGCGCTTTGTTGGAGCCACTCTTTGCCCCGGGCATTATGTATAACACAATCAAGTCAGGCCTAGCTGTTAGTAATTTTGTAGTAACTTGCACTGCAAGTGCCCCGCTGGAACCGTCCAGCCCCCCGAGCACCGGAAAGCCGGCGTCTGTATCGGCATCTTTCATGGGGGGGTCGCATTCTACTGTTGTTGATAACCTGCCAAACCCAACTGCATTACCAGAGGGGGATGTTTGGTTTGAGCAGATGCTGTATTTTCCAGTTGACGTTCTTAATGATGGTCCTCGGGGAACGCCCGGAACAACGATTGCTCAAGGCGCCAGTACCAATGGGTTTATATACCAGAAGGTGCCATTTGAGGCCATTAAAACTCCTTCAAATTATTTAAGCAATCGTAATTTGAGAACCGAACTGGGCGGATCTGGTAGAATTTATGATAATGGTCTCGGAAGCGCTAGTCTAGAAGACTATAATGAATCTAAATTTAATTATGTTGAATTTAGTGGCGCCGGGGATAAGAGATATGAGTTTGCGGTGGATAATTTCCTTTGCGAAACTGTAAATTTCTTTGAAAATGGACTAACATCAATTTCTTCGAAACGTGAAGATGAATTTAAAGAAGTTCTTTCCGGCTCAACCTATTCCATGAGTTTAACTCTTCATCGACCAATATCCGGACCTTCTGATCTTTCTGGCACTTCTAATTCTGCAATGCAGCACCCTCCCAATCTGACCGGTCCGGCCAACCGAGATGCCTTTGAAATGTATCGTAGAGTTTCTGCATTCGGGCCGCCTCTAGCATCCATTGATATAGAAGACCCGGGTTCCGGCGAGTTTAGTGCGAGTTATTCTCACCTCACGCCGGCGTATTTTGCTGGCACAGGATCTGCTCACCTAGCTTTTACTGCTCCGTACGATGGGATCCCAGCATTGGCCGATATTTTTGCCAATACCATTGTTACTTATACCCGCCATGAGACTACACCTCTTTACATAAAGAACAACGGATCCGGCGAAAATCAGTCAGCCCCAACTGAGTTTAGGGTGAATGTGGATGATTCGTTTGATCTGTTTGGTTCCGTCGATATTGTCTCCGAGGGAACAACAGCTGGTGTTAAACGCTGGTTACTACAATCAAAGTTTGAAACCCCGATCTTGAATTTTGCCAACTCCACATCTAGTATTTATCCTCCGTCTACGGACCCGCGGTATGTAGGAGGCACAGCCGTCGCCACCACCGATGCAGGAGGGCTCACGGGCTCCGGGATGTGGCACACATTCGGAGAACTTGCAACCGGCAGCAACGGGGTTTTTGCAACAGTGACGGCACCTCGACGAAACTCGCTCGCAGACATTGTTGGAATCCCGGTGGGATCCCCTCAGAGAATTGGCGAAATAAAACAGCGTGGCCAATTACAGGAAGCAGTTGTAGCTGTCCCGTTTGTTATGGGAGAAGACGGGAGGAGAAAGTTTTATAAACTACAGGCTGACGACCTAGACGCGAAGAAAAGTATAATGGGACATTTAGGAAAATATGTTTTCCCACCAAGATTTGATTTCATGCGCTATAAAGAGATGGATCCTGTAGCCATGTATGTATTTGAATTTGGAGTGAACATTACTCAAGAGGACCTCGCGAGAATGTGGCAGAACTTGCCGCCTTCGGTCGGAGAAACATTCACTAAAAAAGAAGCTACGGTCGAGCATAAATTACTGAAAGAGCATATGCTAAATAAAACCAATAGAAAAATTACTGAGGACTTAAGGTGGCTCGTGTTCAAAGTAAAGATAAGAGCTCAGCAGGGATATGACAGATTTAAAGTAAAGAATTTGGCTTCTGATCCTGATGGCATTCCAAGCTATATTGGGGACGCTCCCTATTCTTACAACTGGCCTTACGATTATTTCTCTCTCGTTGAGCTAGTTAAGATTGATGAAGCATTAGGGTTTGAGTCAACGGCGCCTCCCGACTCTACAACACAAATAATTGGGACCGTGAACGTTGACATACCAAATCCTATTATAACAACGCCACTGAGTGACACATAATGCAGTTTTTTGATGATAAAGAAGAAGTAATGGATGTTATCCTTACCCCCTTTGGAAAGCACTTGCTTTCGCAAGGACGTCTGGATCCCACATATTATGCTTTTTATGATGATGGCATACTATATGATTCTGCTTGGGCTTCTGGGTCCAATGAAGTGCAAAACAATATTGAGACAAGAATTCAAAATGATACACCAAGAACAAAACAACAATCTGTTTTTAGTGGGGTAGAAACGAATGTAAAGGTGAGGAATGAATTAATACGAAACGCACTGAGCGCCTCGGGGTGGTCTCCGATCGACGGCCTAGGCGACACCCAGAACACCCCATATGTTGCACAAGATACTGAGAACAATAAAATTTATAATCAAGAAGCGCTCCAGCAAACCGGTGATAGGTTTGACTTTATGAATCTACCCCTCGGCCGTTCTGCGATCAATTCTAAAAAGTTGCCCGCGTGGAACCTGAGTATGCTTAAAGGGGAGATCTCCGGCAGCTCAGGCTCTGTCGCGACCACTTCTGGCTTTGAACAAATTCCACAAATGAATATTACCATGAAATATAAGATATATGTTGATGAAATGGGAAACAACCAACCGGCCCTGGCTTCCAATAGTACAACTGTAGCTTATAGTAACACTATCTTCCCCACTCCAGAAACAACGCCACCCTTAAACGTAAGCGGCGAAATAAGTCCAGATCAATTTACAGAAATAGCTTCTCTCATATTTGATGATCAAACGTATTTTTCGATTCAAAATGGTAAGATAATTATTGATCTTTTGGAAGAAAATGTTGATTTCAAAAAAGAGAACTTTGATATCCAAGTTTTCATAAGCGGTTCAACATTTGATGGTAGCGACGCCCAGCCTATGCAGTTGTATTATATAGCAGATGAGTTCGCCCCTCCTCAGGTTGATGATGTGGAAAAATATTTAACCATAAGAACCGATAAACAAATTTCAGATTCCCGAATCAGCTTCTCAAACCTTAAGACAACCACGGGCCTATTAACAGATAGCAGCACCACAAACGTGATCAGCACTCGGGAATTCTTAATTAAGGATCTTTATGGGCCCGAAGAGGATATATGTGACTAATGAACCTATTAATCGGCTCCAGCTCTGAAACACTGAATATTAACCAGACTATTGTTAATAAAGATAGCACCGGATATACCCTGGATATAAAGGTTGGTGTTGTGTATTCTAACCCCGCAAACACATTTGCGGGCAAAAATTTGTTTATAATTGCTTCCACTAGTGATGGGATGACAAACGAATTTATGACTAACCCGAACGCGGCCATACCGTATATGAAAGGACTAAAGCAAAGTCAAGAGATTATGGTGCAGTCTTATGGTATGGGAAGCAGTGGTCAGTCTCTTCCGACTACTCAACCATCTATGGGTTATCTTATTAAGAGTTTTACAAAAAGAATAGAAATAAACAAAACAAATATTGATGATCTAACAATCTTTGCCGGCATCTATAAAGTTACACACAAAAAAGTGGGCGATATATATTCTATTATTGCAAACGATACCCTAAGAATTTTTAAAGACGGAAATGTGCCCGAACAGAACTTGGTTTTATTTGAAAATGAGGCACGAACCAAGCTATGGATTGGCAACGCATTTCAGGCCACCTCGGGTCTCTGGTATAAGTCTGCATCTGGTCCCGTTAAAGAGTCCAATCAGCTCCATGTCAAAATGGTTCCTAACACAAAAGTCACGTATGAAAGTGACATAGCAGAAAAAGTACTACAGCTCTCAAAAAGTAATTTATTTAACCTGAATAAACTTGTGAATTCAAAACAAGCAATAGTGAATAAACTAAAGTCCGAAACAAGAAACTATTTTTCACCTCTTTACTATGCCAAAACACGAAGTTTATCTCTTCCGTTATCATTTTCGTTTAATCGACTAGCGTTCTATAGGAATAATGGAGCGTTTTCACATCTTATAAAAAACGATGCATCACTTATAGAATCACTAGACATTGTTGCCACGAGGATCCTGCGTAAGAGGGTGACGGTAAATCGTCCCCAAAATCGGCTAACTGCAGTTGGGCCAACAAAGGACTTTGATGGTATTGAAAGTGTTGTAACCAACAGTCCGGATTATGTTAACTTTTTACAAAGTACAAATATCATTGATATAGTAGCCGACGACAAAGAGATGAACGATATTACTTATGGATTATATGCATACGGGGTAGAATTAACAATTCTCGACAATACTCATAATAAGTTACAAAGTGTTTTAAACCAAAATCAGATAGGCCTTCGTCCTCGTGTTTCCCAAATAGAAGATATTTATCTGGAGATGATACAACCTGGGCACTACAATGCATATAGTGATTGTTTAACAGAGGAATATAAGAGTCTTTATACTACATCTGACCGCGAAACAAACGTCATAGAATGTATAAAATCATATATAAGCGCCCTCTCTTTGTTCCACGCTAACTTCGCGTCCGGGTTTGGCTCCACGCCCGACCTTCTGGCTGTTCAAATTTATTCAATGATAAACCCCTTAACCAATGGCCCTGTGGCTCTCTCTGGTTTAATAAAGCTAGTTAAGGATTTAATAAGCCAAATTAGTAGAAAGATATATGCTGGAAATGTTCCTTCATCCACGGCACAAAATGTTACCACTAAAAGTTCCAAATTGGGTTCGGGAGCAAGACTTATCAAAGTAAAACACTATTTTGACAGTATTGTGGATGCCGATGACCTTACTAATAAGGGCTATGATTATTTTTCTACGAGCGAAGAAGACGTAACAAATCCTGTTTATGCACCATTTAGATATATCTCTTATGATAATTTCGCCAATATTATCACCCTAGAAGAGGAAAAATATAATGATTTTACTTTTACAGCTGCTGATGTGATAGCTATTACACCCAATTATTTTAACCTGGGGGGTAGTGATATAAAAATAAATTCAAATGATGCGAATCAAGATAGTCTTAATTCTCTTGTGGGAACTTCGATTCTAGCAGCCAACAAGTACATGAATTCGCCAATAGACTTCCAGCAATTCTCCATAAATAATAACTCTACGTCTAAGAGCACAACCTCTCTATCAATTTTAAATAATCAGTTAAAAGTCATGGAAAAACAAAATTGTGTGGTGTCGGTTGACACAGGGGGAGATAGTTTATTCTCCTCGCTATCGCCAGGAAGCTCTCTATCAGACAGCGCTCTGCTCGATATAGCAGAAAAATTTGATGAATCATCACCGCTTATAATCAATAAGGGAGGGTACGCCTCTTTCTCTAGTTTTTTTAATAGCGTAAACAACAACAACTCGGGGGAGAAATTCAATAAGTTTGTAGGTAATCTTAATGAGAATATTTTAACCTATTTAATTCAAACGGATTATTTCGCGGCCCCAGCAGGCCCAACAACTCCTAGAATGGCTATCAAAAATTTTACTGATAAGAAAGTTTTTACTTCTAAAAACTCCACTATTGCGACTTTTAAAGCGGACGCTGCAAAAAACACTAATATCGGAAGAAGCCGCGGCGCACAGATAGTTGCCACAGCTCTGATCGGCGGCCCCGTGACCACCGGGCCCGTGCTTCAAACTCTTAGTTATGGAAACTTATTTGATACGCCGGTTTCAGCGTCCCTAACGACAACAGCTGCCATTAAATATGGAAATGTTAAAAAAGTTCAATATTTTGCTGGTTATAGAAAACAAAATAATTCTATATTTATGAAGGATCCTGTTTGGATCGATTTAACTGGTACCACGTTGGCCAACGCGCAGTCATCCGGGCGTCAACTTTTATGTAGGATTGCGGAATCATATTCTGAGTTTAGTAAATATGCTGGTATAGAATCACCAGTGTATGATAGAATTTTTATTATAGGCCTCCAGCCGACTTTGCCCTCGTCGTCGCCCACTAGCGTTGCCGGCTTTACTACTTTGCCAGAAGGTAATTTTAGTTCTATGGAAGATATGATTGAAATGGATCAAAGTATGTTACAATATTCGCAGGCGTCCAACGGTGACTACAATCCTGATCATCCTCAGGAAAATGGAAATGGCAATGGAAATTCCAGCCTGTATACAAACGGGGGCGACTTCTTGCTTCCGAATGGTGACCAATATATTGGTTTCTATCATATTTATTATATGGCAAGCGAAAATAAAAATATTGCAATGGTTGGGCCCACACATTCTTCTGCCCCACATGAAAAACTGGCGCCTGTGTCGAACAAAGCGCGGCGACTACTTCGAGATACCCCACCTCCGGGCCAGACTTCAGACCAAGGAGGCACAGGCCCAACCGGAATGGGAGGGTACTAATAAATAATGTCTCGCCATATTATACTTTTTGATCGTAATTCTCTCGTTGGGGTGGCTCGAAAAACCCGGCGTTCCGGCTGGGAACTCACCACAGATGCCGCCAGAGGCCATCCGATGATTAGTCGGCAATCCCCCGCGACCGCAGATTACTTTAGGAAATCTGCGGCACTATATTATAGTTGGGATGAGGGCACCAGGCCCGGGGACTATAGTAAATTACGTATTTTAAGTGGCCGAGCGCGCCGCGGCGAGCTTTGGCGGCTTGGCAGTGTCAACGAGACAGTTGGGCTTAATGTAACAAACCAAGTCGATTTTGAGTCGAATATACTTTTGCCGCCGCTCGCGACAGACTTACAGGAGGCCTTCGATTCCTTCGCTCAGAGCGCTTGGGCCACTTGGGGCAACGCAGGGGCGCAACTGGACATTCTTTTTCGAGCTGGCAACGGATCAGCATGGGGAGAAGACATAGTAGTAAAGATCCAAGGAGATAATAGTGCGTGGGTGCAGAGATCCAACTATGCCGGAGTTTCTGGGGTCTTAAGGGAGCTGTTTAATGAGCCTTATTGGTCTAATTGGCAAGCTTATGTGATGGGTGGCTTGGCCCTAGGGGACAATGATGAAACAGAACAGGATATAGAGGGCGGACATATTGATCGCTCCGGCATCCCGGGCGTCTTCGGCCCCGACATGGTCAATAGACCTTATCTTGATCACAATACTAAAATTAATTTAATGTTGCCCCAAGACATAAGCACGAGCGCCACTTATGGATATTATAGTGCATTTTTTGATCAATTGAAAAATAATCCAAACGTGAAGGAAGTTTACATTCCCAATTTTTATTTGGTAAGTTCTATTCTATCAGCGGGAGGTAACTATTCCTACCCAACCTTATATAATAATTATAATCAGGATCAGTCACCCGTCGCCCCCTTGCCGGCGTCTGTTAGTAAAGTAAAAGAACTTCTATCTGAAGCCGTAGCATCGTCCCATCCCAGTGGCGATGATGTTCTAGACTCGTCTGTACCGCTCACGATTAATAATATTCAGATATCCCCCCAGACACCAAATTCCTTACTATCCCGCTTCGCGCGCGCCGACTTCACCGCAACTAGTTCTCTTGTCGCGGTAGAAAATGCAAATAAACATATTGGCCTGACAGCCCAGATGGTGAAATCGCAGGAGACCACACAGACGTCTATAGTATCGGATATGAATGTGCAGGATAATATTTACCCCTGTTCTATAAATATACAATTTTCATCGCCAACGGCCGGCACTGAGGAACCCGAGATAGTGCAGTCCTTAAGCTTAGATGGCAATGATTCGCGTGAGACCTTCTATAATTTTGTATTGTATGAGGTTATGAAAGCCAACATCTTGAACTATAAAAATGAGCCTGCGGACGCTGCTGTCCCGCTCTATGAAGAAATTCCTTTTTCTGCGAAGATCGTATACGACGCGGACATTCGCTATAGAGGCATTGATTGGACGGGCACCGGCCCATGGGAGCAACAATCGCCGGGGAACACAGCCCGGGAGGAGTATCCACTTCGAACTATCGATTTTGCAAATATGTTTAGAAATATATATCAACAACAAGATTATAATTTTTATGGTTCCGGATCAAACTATAATGGATTTATAGGGCAAACAGAGGCATATAATGTTGTGGATGGAAAAGGAATTATTGTTGGCCAACGGTATAAGCCGATCGGCCCGACCGCGAACGGGAATTTCGCCGAACCGGGCGCCATCGATTTTCATAATGCCGCCTTCGGCCTTCTGGGCGCGGCCAACTCAATCGAATTCTACACGGATCTTGCAGGTTTTACTAACGAAAAGATGCGATCAGTTTATGATATTTTCAGTCATACATACGCGTTCGCTGAACCACTCGTTTTTAAATTAGATAAACACGAAGTCTTACCTAATGGCGACGTAAAAGGGGAGCCGATCCAAAGTATTTATATACCAAAAACAGGCGATGTAGTAAAATACAAAGATACACAGGTTTTTGCTGGTAAACAATACAAGTATAAGTTCTACTCTTATAATTTAGTAGAAGGGAACAGCTATTTATATGATTCTCCACAGGTATACCCAACGATCCAGGGGGCATATCCAAGTCAACTTGGGCGACGTTTGGGCTTCTATACGGACCAAAGCCCCGGCGGAGTCAATGTAGGCAGAATCTGGAATGATCTGGGTCAACAGGACCTTGTTAAAAATGTATATGTTGGGAAGCTACTAAATTTCACCGGTGAACACACCCACAGCGTTAAGCATTTGGATGACAGCGACGCGGCTTTATATTCAGACCTTCCCGCTTCCCCCTACTTTGTAGATGTCCAGCGCGACGATATCAGTACCAATATGGTGGGGGTCGAAGTCTCGGACCCCGGCCCCATGGAGTCGCAGAAGGTGCACATCCCCTTCGGCCCTCAGGACAATCCGACCTACCTCGGGTTCACCACCATTGATCGACAACCCGAAGGCCTTATCCTCTCCATCGAAAACGCCTTAAATGCCACCTCTACGGGCAATCCCTGGAAGGTAAGGTTCTTTGTCGATAAGGACAATTGGGGCCAAGGAAGATTCGTGATCGCCCACCGCAGCGCCCTCGTGCTCTCCACCGCCGACCCCAACCTCTTCGCCCACCGCAGGGGTCTCTGGGAGGCCCTTAGCTGGTCCCAAGAGTATGAAGACTTAGCTCCTACCTCCGGCCAATTCCACCTGCCCGACGGTTACCTCTGGAGTAATTATTTGGATTTATTCGGCTTAGGCACAGCGCGACATTCGGTTTTGTCAGGCGGCCCTGGCCCTCGATACAACCTGATGTTTGGAACCGGCCCACATAGCCCCAATCCTACCATTCCATGGGATGAAAACGAAGCTCAAGAGAGGGGAACCGCCAAGGTTACCGTAAAAAATCGAAAGTCTCTAAAGATAATTGAATTAGAAATTGGCGAAACTAATCCCGTAGCAGTTACAGACTTGCCGCCCCAGTTCCCTAATGTGGATATTTTCCCGCTCAGAGGAGTCAACAACAAAATTAAAATACTCTTGAACGAATCCAATCATACAGATTCCTATGTTCCTATTATTATTAATGCTTCTGATGAACAAATTTTTGAAGATGTCAGAATTGCTCAAGGGCGCAACATTGGCGAAGGCCTTCTTTTTGGGTCAGACGATAGCAAGATTCAATTTGAAATTTATCGAATCGAAACAGAACCAACTTCTTATGCTGATTTTTCTGGTCATCGAAGCCATAATCTTGATACTGTGACACCGTCGGGTATAAGCGTCGAAAGCGCTAGCACTGTGGACATAATTCAACCTAATACAGTATATTATTATTGCTTTAGGACTGTGGATAAAAATGGTTATATTTCCAACCCTAGTCCTGTTCTAAAGGTACAAATGATCGACGATAATGGTCGTATTTACCCCATAATAGAGCCATATACTGTTGAGCCGAAAGAAATCAGAAAGACAGAAAAATCTTTTAAAAGATATCTAGAGATAGATGCCTCCCTAGAGGAGAAAAATATTAATTTAGGATCCCCGCCAGATCTTTCGTCGGCTGGCTCGTTGGTGTTCCCTCCAACCGTGGAAATGGGAGACGTAATATGGGGTAGCGCAACCACCTTTAAGGTAAGGATAATTAGCAAAGACACGGGAAGAAAATTGGACTTGAATATAGATTTTGATATAGAAGCAATACCTAATCCTAAATTACAAGGAAATTAAAAGATAGAGAAACTATTTATAATGAACAAGGATATAATATTATGGCTTTTTTAGATAACTCGGGCGACATTATTTTGGACGCTGTGCTAACAGATACTGGGCGATTGCGCCTGGCAAAGGGTAACGGCACCTTTAATATTGTGAAGTTTGCCTTAGGGGATGATGAAATAGACTATGGACTATACGACAAGAATAACGCCGGCGGTCAGACATACTATTCTCTTACCATTTTACAAACACCTGTTTTGGAAGCTTTTGCTAATAACTCATCAAGCATGAAATATAAATTGCTCTCTTTAACAAGAAATGACTTTTTATATTTACCGATAATCAAGCTTTTTGATGATGGTAATAGCGCTCGCCATGGATCCGGCACCTCCGCTAAATATATTGTAGCAGTTGACAAGAACACAGTTGACACAATAGTAGGAACCGATCAGGTGCTGACAGCCGGTGTACTAAATGGGTTTCAACCTGGCCAAAGCGATCATTTGATAATCACTGATCAGGGCCTAGATACAAGTGCAATTTCGCAAGATGTACCACTTGATTCAGATTTGATTGAGACACAGTATCTGGTTGAAATGGATAATCGATTGGGTAGCCTCGTCTCCCCGGTGGGCTCATCACCTATAAATGCATCTCAAAGTTTTGTTGATGATGATAACATAGCGTCTTATATCATGACCTTAAATACAGACAGCGATTATGTAACAGAGTTGCCTACGGTTATCGATTCCTCCACTGGTGGCACGAAGATCAGCGGCCCCGTGGGAACGCGATTGCGCTTAAGAATGGCTGCATCAACCGGACTACGAACAACAGACTACTTATTTACGGTCCTTGGCAACACTGGAACCGAAGCTATTGGAAATCTAGCTTCTGCGACCTATAAATACATTGATACAACAGTGTCTATTTCTGGTCAGACTACAGGGTACCGCCTTGATCTACCGGTTAGATATGTTAAGAAGATATAGGGAATAAAAAATGGCTAGTATATATAAATCTTTCACCTCCAACGATATTACAACTGTAAGGGACATGCTGCATGAAGCGGTGCCTTTGACGGGCACTATTGTATCTGGAACTTATAATGATGGGAATATTAAAGTATATTCTCATGATATGTTTGAGTCTGTTTTCGACTATCCGTATCTGAGTTCGTCGGCCAATCATATTTTTGATTTGACAAATGGCTATTCAAACAACTCCGCTCTCTCAGGAGCAACGACGGCTTATAATGAAAGTAAAAAAATCAACGTGTATAATGAAATGGCTCAAATTCTTGCAGGATTTGATGAAACTGGTGCAGTTCGAGAGTTTGACCGCGATGGAGACCTGACTGGCGGGGACAAGATTCAGGATGCCTTCTTCGTTAACTTTGCGAGATTACTAACAAAAGACGAGATTAAAAAACAATCTTTCACGCTTCAGGTGCTTACAGGTAGCATGGTAACTTCCTCAATGGATGTGTTAACAATTTCCGATTATGGGGCCCTAACTTCATATAAAACCAACTCGCCAGCCGGCGAATATGGAATCCTGTATACTGGTTCTGCCGCGGCCGAAAATTCCGGCGTAGGACTTATTTACTATCAGGCCGGCATCGCGGTGCTAACTGCCAGCATATTTGATGGCGACAATTTAACTTCAGCGCGCGGCGCGACTGGATACAATATCGGCCCAAATATGGCCAATGATGCGACAGTTTCGGATAATTATGATAATGTTTCGCAACTGTTTGTTTCTGGCTCAATTTCCGGTTCAGCCGACGCCTTCAGAAATAGATTATATAATATTTCTTTCAATAACACAATTGAGATAAATTCAACCATCTACTTTGCCCGGGCAAACAATAATGAGTTTAACTATTCAAGTAACCCAACTTATTTATCGTCTAGCACAATAGTGGTAAAGAACAACGCTCAAGAGCTCCCTCTGTCGTTTGTGACGTCGGTCGGCCTTTATTCAGCCGACAATGAACTATTGGCTAATGCAAAGTTGTCCGAACCTCTAGAGAAAAATCCCACAGATGAGTTTGTACTAAGAGTAAGATTAGATTATTAAGACAATGCGATGGCTTATATTTTTAAATTCAAAAGCAGTGATAAGGTCATCAACCTTGTAAAGACTTTTCCAAAAGCTTCTTTTGCATTTTACGGCGGTAACTCTTATTACAATAATCAATATTCCCTAAGCGGAGCTTTTACTAGCTCAATTCTCGCTGCCCCTTCGGGATATATTTCTTTATACGAGCAAAGTGTTGACCGTGATGGAACGATAAATTTTGACTCTTCTCTGCTCCTTAACGCTCAGGTCAGAGATCCTTTTGGGTATGCGGTTTCCGCGTCTGTCGATCCTACAACCTTTTATATTGGGAATAACCCAACTTATGCTGTCTTTAAAGTAAAAGACGGAACGCGTATTAATTTTAAGACAGTTTCAAAAGCCGAGTTCAACACAACAGAGGGTGGAACGCCGCTATATAGTACCTATCCCCTAACGGCATCATTACAAAAGCATTATTATACTGCAGCAATGTCAAGGCATACAAGATCTTATTTGGACCTGGGGCCCAACACCAACCCGCTCGTCATCGCCGATGACTTGCCTGTCACTGGTTCAGTTACTTATTTGTATGCTCTTAAAAACACGATGAATTATTACTCTGTTATGAGCAGAAATTATCAATTTTCCTCCTCGGTGAGGGACCTTGGCGCAAGCGGCTCATCCCCGGGCGCAACAGAGGTTGGCCTCGTTACAATTCCCTCTATTTTTTATGGTGATAATATTGACAAGGGAACTGTTAATCTTAAGTTTTATGTTACGGGGACACTCATCGGCGAACTTCAAGACACAAATCGAAATGGAGACCTAATCCAAATAGGACCACAATCTTCACAGGGTTCTGGCTCTGTTGCTGGAGTCGTTTTATATAAAGAAGGGTTTATAGTTTTAACCGGCTCCTGGGACCTGTCTAGTGGAGCACACACCGAGAACTATGGAACCACCACCAATGTTCCATCGTGGCTGACCTTTGCTCAAACCATTTCTTCCTCAGCGCCACTTGCGGTGAGTTCTAGTTGGGCACTAGATTTTAACGGGTCACATAAGGTTCCCACAATGACTTTATTTGCGCATGCTAAAAAGGGTGACCTGAACCACTCGAACAACCCGACCTATGTGAGCAAGAATACTCAAATTTTATTAAGCTCAGGATCCGAAGGATATACACAAAACCCAGAAGCCGCTATAGCGAATGTGGTAAGTTCTTCTTTCCCCGATCCAACTGGATCATTCGTAAAGACAACTTACATATCAAAAATTGGTATTTACGATAAAAATAAAAATCTAATTGGAATTGCAAATTTGGCAAAACCAGTTAAAAAGATGCCGCACCGAGACTTTACTTTTAAGATTAAGCTGGATATCTGATAAAATATCAAAATGATATTAGGCTTAGACATTTCAACCAGCATTACTGGTTATACAGTATTGGACCACGGAGGCAAGATCCTCGCATGCGATCATATTGACTTACGAAAAGAAAAGAACTTCTTCAAGAAAATACAAATTGTATGTGATCGTCTGGAATCGTTGGACGATACATATAGCATAGAACAGGTATATGTTGAACAATCTCTCCAATCCTTTCGCTCCGGCTTCTCATCAGCACAAACCTTATCGCTTTTGTCAAAAATAAATGGCATTGTTTCGTGGTTGTGTTATAATATGTTTTACGGCGAACCCAAGTATCTCGCCGCCACCTCTGCCCGCAAGTTATGCGGCATCAAAGTTCCCAAGGGCCAGAAAGCAAAAAAGGTTTCTTTGCAGTTTGTTGTTGACAACGTGCCTGGTTTTGAGGTAGAATACACTAGACATGGAAATCCCAAGGCTGGTTATGCTGACCGGTCCGATAGCTATGTGATCGCAAAGGCAGGCTGGATCCGTGAAAGAGAAGAAGCTAAAGATACTGACTAATGTGTTGGGTGCCGGCTACCGGACCAACAATGAGTATCTTTTTAAATGCCCCTACTGCGAGCACCACAAGCGCAAATTCTCCGTAAATCTAGATAAAGGTTACTATAAGTGCTGGGTGTGTGACACTCGAGGCAAGAACCTATACCGTGTCGTTCGCCGTTTTGGCACGAACCACGACAAGTCGCAGTGGCGAGACTTCACTTCCGAGATTGATTTTGGTCAACTCGAAGATTTATTCGGCGAGAAAATAGAAGAAAAACAGATACTTGAGATGCCCGAAGGGTTCATCTCTTTGGCAAATAGGGGGATGCCTCCTACCGGATTTGCAGCCATGAACTACCTACGACAGCGCGGGATCACCAAGCAAGACATTGTTTGGTGGAAGATGGGCTACTGCACCAAGGGAGAATACGAAGGCAGAATCATAATTCCATCGTTTGATGACGAGGGAGACTTGAGCTATTTTGTATCCCGATCTTATGATAGATCCTATTATCCTAAGTATAAGAACCCTCCGGCAAGCCGTAATATTATATTCAACGATTTGTTTGTGGATTGGAGTTCGGACATTATCTTGGTCGAAGGAATATTTGATGCGATTAATGCAGGCCGTAACGCGGTCCCTATTCTCGGCTCTACACTAAATCAGAACTCTGTTCTGCTTCGTAGGATCGTCAAAGAGGATGCAGGGGTTTATGTGGCACTCGACCCGGACGCAACGAAGAAAGAGCTTGAGATTATCAAGACTTTACTGGATTTTGATATTGAGGTTTGGAAGGTAAATATCGGCGACAACGAGGATGTTGGCTCGATGAAAAAGGAACAATTCCAGAAATGCTTGGAAAATGCGACGCTTATCACTCCAGACAACTATTTATTGTTGACGCTTGCGATGTCAATATGAAGAATGAAAGAGAACTATTCAAATCTACTAGCTGAGTTCAAGTCACTGATCCAGCAAGAAATGTGGAAACGACAGCTCATTCACGAAGCTAAAGATACGTTCGGAAAAAGGAAGAAGCCAAATGAAGATAAGCAAAACAAGACTTAAAGAGATTATCAAGGAAGAACTAAGCGGCTTTGACGGCGAGTCAAACCAGGACGCAGAAGTAAGACTACAGCAAGTAGTCACCTCCTTGGGTGCCGGCGAAGACTTTGTGCACAAGATCCGCGATGCTATCGCCGAGGCTGCAGCCACTCAAACTCGGGCTCGAGCCCTAGAACTTATGATAGAAGCTCTGGAGATGCTGTCTCCTATGCAAGAGGCAGATACCCCCGACGAAGAAGAATCCGAAGAGGAAGAAGCTTTGGTGCTCCCCGACTTGGGAGCAGCAGGGGTCAAGAAATCACGTGAGCGCATGAAGCATCGCGCGAACGAACTAGAGCGCCAGAAAAAACTAAGGTATAAAAACAAATGAAAATCACCAAAACAAGACTAAAAGAGATTATTAGGGAAGAGCTTTCTACTGTTCGCGAGAGCGAGCCCCCCGAACCCGGCTTGCCCGCGTGGGAAGGCGAACCCTTTGGAGAGTACGATCTAGAGGCAGAGAACGAGAAGGGCAGACTAGCTGCGGCAGAAGCGCTAGGAGTAGACCCCGCAGATCCATCCCTCTGGCAAAAAATCCTAGCTGCAGTCGAGAAAGCTAACATATTCCCCCGAACGGAGGGACTGGGAGAACCCGGAGACACTCCCCCCCGCGATAGATTCGGCGCTGACGACGATGGATACCCCCCAGAACGCCCACCCCCCAGGTCTTGGGTTGACGGCAAGCCCCCGAAACCACCAGCCAAAAAAGTAAAGTAAAATGAAGATTTCAAAAGCAAAACTACGCCAGATCATCAAGGAAGAGCTTTCCACAGTTCGCGAGAGCGACTGGTATGATGATGAAAACGAGACGCGGGCAGACAGGAAGTATGCCGACCGCGACGCCGGATTGGGAGACCTCCAGTCGGACGAAAAGTTCACCGGCGGCTCACCCGAAGAGCAAATGCTTAGGCGTATTAAAGCAAGAGAACTTCTTGCGGCAATGAGTAAGGAAGAGTTGAAAGAACTCAGTCTTAGCCTAGACGCCGAGACTGTTGCTGAGCTTCGCCACCTTCTCGCCAATCCGATGTACACCCCCATGGAGGAGAGCATCACTCCCGGAGTACAGCAGCTGATGAAGCACTACCCCCACGCAGCAGCCAAGATTAAGAAACTCGCCGGTAATGGCTATCGTGCGAATGAAATCAAGCGAATGCTGAA